CCGCGACTTGAGTCAGCTTCGGACATGGCTCGGGCTTGATCACGAGTATTACCTGCCCTACCTAGGCATGTCGGAGATTCGGCTTCCCGAGCTCCATGTCTATACGGTTTGCATCGGTGGTTATGACCAGCTGCAGGCGCAGCCCCGGCAGGACGGCGTCTCCTACGTGGCGATAACGGACGGCAATGTAGTTGAGCCATGGAACAGAATCCCTATCGAATGGGCGAACGGCAGTCCGCGGAGAGCCAGCCGGCGGCCAAAAATCCTGGCTCACGAGTTCTTTCCTCCGGACGCGACCACGTTGTACGTCGACGCCAATGTTAGACTGACCGATCCCCGGGGCCTCGCCTTGGCGATGGTAGAAACGAGGCCGGAGGCACAACTGTTCTTACTGCGGCACAATCTACGGAAAACCGTGGCCCAGGAGGCCGCCGCCGTAGTACGCATGGGGCTGGACGATCCGAAGATCGTGCGCCAGTACATAACACGTTACGACGACCTAATTGACGCCGCAAAGTGTTTGGCCTGGGGCGGATGTATCCTAAGACGTCCTGGTTGCGAGCTATTCAACCAAATATGGTGGAATGAATACTGCTCCGGCCCAATACGAGACCAGTTGAGCCTTTCGTACGCCCTTTGGGCATCCGGTGTAGTATACTGTCTTGCAGGTATCCCGTATCCCCGCGGCTACAGACATCGCACACCGTGGCTAGAGATTAAACGGCATAGGAAGGCCAGGATGCAGAGCAAAATACCATAACGGCAAGGAACGAAATGGCTTGTCCTGAGATCACCCGTGCGATTGACGAGCTTGAATCGAACGGACTAGCGACCAGGCAGTGGGCGATGGCAGGTCTCTACCTCGGACTCTGCCAGCGGTGTTCTGAATGGTCGGGCGACGGGTGCCGCCGGCTCGGACTCAGCGGCGGGAAGTTCGCAGAGTGGTTGTGCGACCGGGGGAACTGGTGCGAGATATGGACGGAATTGGACAGAAAATCTCAGTAGTTAAATTTCGCCGTCCATGCCACCCATGCCGCATTATCAGTCTGGACGTTTCGCTCAATCGTCGTACACTGTTTGCGCATTCTGGCTATCGCTGCGGCGACTTCGGTTTGGTCCCCTGCATCCAAGGCTTGTCCGGCATGGTTCAATTCATCCCGTAGTGCCTTGATGTTCCAGGCCCATTCGCGCGGCATGACGCGAGTCGGAAGATTTCCAGATGGCTGATCTCCGGACAACCAGAACATCCAGAAACCGATGCCAATGCCGATAAGCAAAATCGCAACAATTATTTGATGCCAGTGCTTCTTCATGGTCTCGCTCCCTTCGTGTTGGTGAGACTATTCTCACGACACCCTTATTATCGCATATATCGGTTGTGTATCAAGGGGCTATCTACTATTTTCCCGAAACAGGCCGGGAATCCCGGGGGGATGAGCCGTGAACTGGTCCGCCGCCGTGACAGCGGCCCCTCGCAAAGGGACATTCTATCTAGCCGATGCGATCGAGAGCATCGCCGCCGCCGGCTGGCCCGACGGCGTGGTCTACGCGGACCCGGGCACGCCCGACTGCCGCTGGCCGATGGACTACGCGGAGCGGAGCGTCGGCCCGTGGCCCCAGTTCCAGCGCGCCCTGCGAGGGTGCCTAGAATCGCCGTGCGACGCCGTGGCCGTATTCCAGGACGACTGCTTGGTGGCCCGTGGCTGCCGCGAGTGGTTGGAGGCGGAGCTGGCCCAGTGGCCCTGGCCGGACACCGGGGTGGTCTCGCTCTACACCTCTGAACAAATAGCAAAGAACTTTGGTCCGTCGCGGGGCTGGTTCTGCCTGCCGGAGAAGTCGATGCCCCGCAAAGCGTACGGGGCGGTAGCGATTGCTATAATGAGGGGTAGGGCTGAGGATCTGGCGAAGCTGTTCCCGAGGCCGGACGGTCGCACAAAGACGGACTACCACGTGGCCTGCTGGTGCAAGGATCGGGGGCTGCGGTGGGCGCATCACAGCCCGTCGCTGGTGCGACACGTTGGGGTGGTATCGGCGGTGTACACCAGGCGGGGCAACCGAAAGTGGATGCAGTACAGGCACGAGGGTGAGTTCGTGGAGGACTGCCGGGAGTTAGCTGAAAATCGAGAAGTGTGTTGCGAGACGCGGAAGCGATAAGAGAAATTGCCATGCCACTGCACATTGGTCAGCGCGTGGTCCTCAGGACGCTGTTCAGAGCCGGCGAATTTCCCGGCGAAGTTGTGTTGCGAGAGTGTCTGAAGTGTATCTGCGACGATAATAATGGCGGCGTCTGCACGGTGCGGCTCGACTGCCAGAAGCCACTCGTGCATGGGGTGCTCTACTATGATGGGCCGATTCCGGACAAAGTCCCCGCCCACCATTGGCATGTGTGCTGTCCGGAGGACCAGGAGGACGAAGACTGATGCGACTGCTCTATATCTGCCCGTATCTCATGTGGTTGCGCCGCGTCTCCGCGTCCCGCCGCCACGATATGGAGGCGGTGGCCAATCACGGCGGTGTCGAGTTCCACTATTCGGGTGTGGGTTGGCCGGACTGGGACAACAAGCTGACAGGCGTACAGAACATCAAGCGACTCATGCCGAACATCGACGCCGTGATTGGCTACAAGATCGAAGGAACACGGATTGGCGGCGTGCGAATTCCGGCCGTCAGGGATTACCGATCCATTGGCAGCAATTACCTATTAGTGGAGAAGCTTCAAGAAGCGTGGCATGGAATTGGCGGGCTTCCCGGAATACCCTTCTGGCAGCAGATGGTCGACCGCCGCGTCGGCCTTTGCGTCCTGTCGCACGCGAACGACCGCCCGCGTCTGGAGGAGGCGGAGAAGCGGGGCATCGCCGTCGAGGTGATCCACCACTGTGCGGAGTCGGCAGTGTTCGGGGCAGCGAGGCGCTCATGGCGTGGCCGGGACATACCCGTCGTGCTGACAGGGACTATCGGGCGGGAGCACTACCCGCTGCGGGCCCGGTGGCGGGACCTACAGGGCAAGGTATCCGTAGCAATCGGGACGCCGGTGCACTGTCACGCCCGTCCGCCGCACCTGGCCAAGAACCTGGCGGAGGCCAACCAATACGTCCAGGAGTACGCGGACCTTCTGGGGCGGGCGAAGGTCGTGCTGGGGTGTTCCAGCCGCTACCGCTACGCCCTCGCCAGGTTCCCCGAAGCCGCCGCCGCCGGGGCCGTGCACGTCTCGGACATGCCGGACGACGACGTGTTCAGGGATGGGCTGGGGAAGCACATTGTCGAGGTCGATCCGGAGGCCAACGACGCCGAACTGGTCGGGGCGGTGCGTACCGCGATGGAGGACGACGGCGGGCTGGAGGAGCGGAGCGAAGCGGCGTGGCGGCTGTGGCGGGAGGCGTACACGCAGGAGCATTTCGCGGAGCGGTTCGTCGCGGCCGTGGAGAGGTGCCTGTGAGCCTCGCAACACACTTCTTGACTTTCAGCCGTTGTCACTGCACTCCTCGACGAACCGCTCCGCGACGATATCCGTCGTGTAGAGTTCCAGGCATGTGTTGCGGGCCGCGAGGCCGCGCTGGCGGATCGCCAGGTCATCTCGGAGAAGTCGCTTGACGGTGTTCGCCAGCGAATCGTGAATGGCTCCCGCGTCGACTGCCACTTGGTGCACGCCCAGCGTCTCGCGGTAGACCAAGTCGTCCGGCATGTCCGCGACCACCACACAGCCGCACATCGCCGCGGCGTAGTAGACCTGGAGCGCGTAGCGGTACTTCGAGCCGCCGGTGAGCACGATCTTCGCCCGCCGCATGTGCTCGCCCCACTCCACGTACTGGCGGACGCACTGGGCGGGCTCCAGCCGGTAGGACGGCATCCGCCGGACCTCGCCGGGGATCGCCCCGGACTCCACGAGCCTCCGCCACCGGGCACGCAGGGGGTACGTGTCCGGGTCCGTCTGGCCGACCACCAGGCAGTCGATCGGCCGCTCGCCGTAGTCCGGCCGGTAGAACGTGGCCTTGTCGACGCCGAACGGCACGTGGACGCGCCTGGCGCGAGGGGCGATCTTGGCCAGGCGTTTGGCGTCGTTGGCGTGCGTGTGAACGATGACCTGCGGCTCGACGGCCTCCACCTCGGCCTTCCGCTTTTTGGTTTCGTAGGCGTCGTATATCAAGAGACACCTCACGGCCTCGACCGAGCGGACACCCTCGTGAATATGGTCGGCCGCCGTCTGGTATACCCATAGCACGTCGGGCGAAAGCCCCATGTTTGCCAAGTTCTGCGAGACCGTCCTGCCGCTGTCGTAGCCCGGCCAGCCGTGGCCGGTCGTGATGACGCGGCAGTCATCACGACGAGTCAGCGCCGCAGCCAGGGAAGGTCTGTGTCTATCGACCTTCATCTCGTGTAATCGGCGACTAATCAGAAAGACGACGTTCATGTTATCGTCCTCTTTCGGCCACATTTTTCGCACCAGCCGACGATCCTTGCCTTGCCGTCGACCCGCTCGGCCCAGTGGCAACCGCCAACGCCGAGGTCCGTGTGCGCCCACCGCCCGCAGTCGACGCACCGATACCAGTTAGTCCGCCGCCGAAGCCGCCGGCACATGTAGATGAAATTTCGCAGGTCGATCGAAACTGGGGAGCGAATCGGCCAGCGAAATGTAATCTGCATACGGAACCACCGCCACAATAGGGCTGTCCAGCGAGTAAACATTATCCTTCCCTCCAAGGATACGGTACAATACAGTTATGCTGAGAAGTGTGTTGCAAGCGAGCAAGCGGGCCCCGTGATAATTGCCAGGTGCTGGGGCACTAACTCCGCCGCGTCGTAGTCGCGTCGGACGGCGCGGACGGCGTCCTGGCTCCACCGGTCGCGCATCTGCCTGTTGGCGTCCATGTAGCGAAGGCTCTCGACGAACCAGCCTACCACGCGAGCCGCGTCCTCCGCGTTCGCCGGCGGGGGCGTCGTCAGGCTCTTGTCGCGCATCCACCGCCAGTCCGCCACCTGCCCGACCGCCGTCGACAGGGGCACGCATCCGCACGCCGCGGCCTCGAATACCGTCTGCGGCCCCCCCTCCGCCACGCTGGTGCAAAGGAACACGTCGAGCGACTGATACCACTTGGCCAGGTCCGGCCCGCTCAGCGCCGTACGGAAGTCCCGGTGATTGATCGACCACTCGAATTGCTCGCCGAGCCTGGCGATCACGGGCACCATGACCTCGACGAATCCCTTGAAGCTCCCTTCGCCGCCGCCAAGCTGGCCGCACCAACCCACGCGGAGCCTCCGTACACACTTCTCGAATTCGGCCGTTATCCTACGCGGTCTGAACACATTTGTGTCGATCGAGTACGGCATGAGCCGCACGTCGCTGTGGATCGAGTCGAAGAACCGCTTTTGCTCCGCGCTATAGACGACCACCGTGTCGCAGTCTTCCACGATCGACGCGGCTTGGTTGGAGTTGCGGCCGTTCACTCCCTTCGTCCGCCAGTCGTCGGGATCGTATTCGGGGTACAACCACCCGTGCGACCCGACGAGCCGCACTATTCTCCCGGCCCGGCAGTGGGGCCGCGAACCGGGGAAGCTGGATGTCATGTCGCACAGGAGCACGGCGTCGTACTCGCCGTCGGCTACGCCCATGCCGTAGGCGTAGTCGCTGGCGATCGTCACTTGGTCGCCGGGCCGGCGATACCGTTGCAGGCCGAGGGCACGGCGGTGAAAGGCCCAGTTTTCCACGTCGTAACGCACAAGGACGCTCGGCATCACCCGCCCTCCTGCTCGTCGGCAATCGCTTTGTCCATGGCCTCGTCAACCGTGTCCCCGTGGTAGTTGCGGAGAGGCTCGAACCGCCACAGCTTGCCGCCCTTCGCGTCGCGTCGCTTCGTGGTTAGCCGCCGCCGCATGTAGTCCCACCTCGCCGCGTCGGCCTGGAGGGTGGTCTGGGCCACAGGCGCCACCGGCTTTTTGATGCCCGCCAGCAAGAAATTCAGCGTCTCCGGGGTCACGACACGATAATCGTATCGGTCCGCGACGGATTGCAGCAGCCGCTCCCGGCACTCCCGCCTTACCGCCGGCTCCTCCAGTAGGGTCAGCCGTCCAGCTATCTTGTTGACAACAATCTGGGCTTCCCTTTGGTTGCCCCAGTCCGGCACGATCATGCCCGTCTCCCGCAAGTCGTCCCAGTCGGCCAGCTGCCCCACGTCGGTCGCGACGACGGGAACGCCGCACGCCGCGGCTTCCATCGCCGGATTGGGCGTTCCTTCGGCACTGCTCGTGCAAACGAACACGTCCAGGCTGCGATACCAGTCGGCCATGCGCTCCGCAGAGTAGGCGTTCTCGTGCGTCCTGGTGTTGACGCGCCAATCGTACTGCTGGAACAGGTGCCGCAACGGCTGGAGCACTTCGTCATAGCCCTTGAAGCTCGTGATCCCGCCAAGCTGGCCGCACCACCCCACGCGGAGCCGCTTCGTGTCGTGACGGAACTCACCGGGCTTGAATATCTCGCAGTCGACGCCGGCCGGGATGACGGCCACGTTCGCGCCGAGTGAGCGAGCCCACTTGCCTAGCGCCTCGTTGCGGCACACGGCGGCATATAGTCCGCGGAGCCGCTGCGCCCCAACCGAATGGCAGCGGTCCTTGTTGACGCCGTAGGTGCGCCAGTCGGATTTGTCTAGCCGCTTATGCGTCCAGGCGTGGGAGGCGACGCATGCCGCAAGACGTCCAATACCCTTTCGCGGCTGGGCGTGGTATAGCGAAATGACGTACACGGCCGCGTACTGCGAAAGCCACGTTTCCTGCTGCTGCAAGTAGGTACCGAGCGGTACGATGTGGACGGTCACGTTCTTCGGCGAGTAACGACTCAGTCCCTCGGCGTGTCTGTACTGGGCCCAGCCGGAGCAATGAGGCGGCCCCACGTCGTACACGATCAGCAATTTACACTGGTTGTTACGCTTCATCATTCTCCCCTGCGATAAACTCCAGGTACTTGCGGGCAATGCCCGCGAGCGAGTCGTACGAATAGTTGGCGATCACCGACAGGCGAAGCAGCTCGCCGATCTTCGGCAGCCTGCCCGCCTTCGCGTATCGCTCCATCTCTGCCAACTTGGCGACAAACCAGTCGACCGTTGCGTTTGCCTCTGATTGATTCCTGTACGCCGGGGCGCGCAACTCCCGTTGCCCTAGGTAGTCCCAGTCGGACACGACGCCCACGTCGGTTGACAGGACGACTCGGCCGCAGCTCGCGGCCTCGAACGGCGGCGAGGGCGTGCCTTCGATGATCGACGTGCTCACAAACACGTCCAGGTCGTGATACCAGTCCCGCATTTCTTCGCGGCTCATGGCCTCGTTGAAGTTGCGGTCGTTTACCCGCCAGTCGTACTGCGGGCATCGGGCCACAAGCGGCTCTAGCACCTCGTGCAGCCCCTTGACGTTGCACCGCCGCTGGGCGGACCAGCCGACGCGAAGCCGTCCGTCGTACCCCCGCATGGGCCTGTGATACCAGAAGTCCGTGTTGACGCCCGACGGTATTAGGACGGTGTTCACGTTGTGCTGTTTGGCCGCCTCGCAGATTTCGCGGTTGACGGCGATGCAGCCGTCGAAGTTCGGCAGCCGTAGCCTCGCCCGCGTCGTGTTTCGGGACGCGGTGACAACGCGGCTCCGCCAGTCGCCCTCCCTCTGCCGGTCGTAGATCAGCCCGCCGCAAGTGACGAGCGCGACGTTCCGCTTGGCGTGCATCACCAAGCCCATCGGACACATGGTCCAGGAAAAGTTGAGCACGCAGTAGTCGCGTATCCGCTCCGGCGGGTATCGCTTCGGGAGACTCGTGTAGTCCACCGTCTCGACATCGAAGCCGTCGGGGGCGAATCGCTGGATGTCTTGGGCGCGAAAACCCCATGCCCAGTTCGGCACGTCATAGACTAACAGTATTTTAGCAGACGACATGCGAGGCATCACCTCCCTGATCTTGTTTCTGTCCGAGGTTGGTGTGCCTCATGTTGGCATATTGTTTACCTCGCAACACACTTCTATGACTGCATTATACCATAAAGCGGCTCGTCTTCGGCTTCTGCCGGGACACGTAGTCGAGCCGCTCCTGCTCCCCGAGGAAGTCTACGGCGAGCTACCGCGATTGCGGGGCCGCAAAGTCCATGTGCCGGTCGTACTTTGGCATCGGCACGCGGTGGCCACCCGCTAGGCTCTTTTATGGTATAATGCAGTCATAGAAGTGTGTTGCGAGAACTGCCCGCGAAGTCCCCATCCCTCGCGGTACGCCTTGTCAGCGTTGGCAACGATCAGGTCGAGATCAGCCACCCGCATGTCTGCCAACTCCTCCCACTCCCCAACCAGTATCGCGTTCAGGCTAGACAACGGCGGCGTCAGGTCGACCACGCCGCGGGGATGCACTACGGGGACGCCCATCATCACCGACTCGGCGAACCGGCTGCATTTCCAGGTGTCGCCCGGCAGGCACATGGACACCTCGCACTCGCTGAGCCACCGCAGATATTCGGCGGGCGGCATGGCCTTCTCGGCGCAGTCCGCCCACCTGAAGACGAACCGCTCGTCGCCGTCGAAAATGCCGGCAATCCGCGTCCGCCATGGCCATGGGTATCCCGCGAACCCGAACACTCGTCTCTTCTTGGCGCTCCCATATCGCTCACGGATCGCGTCCAGGTCGTCCCGCAGATACGCCTTCCATAGGCCGTCCTTGTGAAGCTGATGCAGCGTGCACTCAAAGGGCAGCCACGGGACTGAAAACCACTTGTCGCCCAGCCTATTCCGCACGGGCGTATCGTGCCGCAGCTTTCCCTCTATGGTTGTCTTCCTCGTCCAGTCCTGCTGCGAAAACGCATAGCCGCAGAGCAGGTCAAACTTGTCGTGGTGCTCGACGGCCCTGTGTCCGCCACCGAGTACCGACCGCCATGCCGCCACTTTGCAGTCCGGCCGCTGCTGCCCCAGGGCCGTCTCCTCCGAGCAGATCAGCAGGTCGGCGTCCTCGCTCGCAACACACTTGCGGAACGATCCGAGCAGGTCGAGGTAGCTGAAGTCCGTCCTGCCATTGTAGGCGGTGCGCTGCCGTAGGGCGTCGATCTCGTCCCGGTCGTAGTGGACGGCCACCTCGTGCCCCAGGTCGCGTGCGATCCACGCCAGGTAAACCAGCCGGCGCATCTTGCGGCATTTCCGGTTGTCGTTGCCGGGGACATAAGGGTCGACTATGATCTTCGCCATCCGACTTCCCCTAGTTTGGGCTCCCGCTATCGTGTCGCACTGCGATTGCTGCCAGGCATGCTGCCGCTATTTTTTGGGCAGGCGTACTTTTGTCGCCTGGTTTCACCGGCGGAGTGGTGACCACTTGAATGCAAATTTCACCTTCTCGCGTATCTGTAAGTGTAATCGTAATTTTAGCCATGCTATCCTCTTATGGTTTCAATACCCCACCGCCGAAAAATTGCCGCGTCGAGACTAAGGATTCTGCGCTCCCACCATTTGCCCCGGGCGTCGCGGTAATAGTCCTGCCACGGATCGTGGATCGTGGCGTTGCGCCACTCGCCAAGGTGTGGCCGCACCCTCTCGCCGAAGACCTCGATCAGGTCGCGGGTCAGGTTGTCCCTTCGCATCATCAGGTTAACTGAGCACCCCTCGTCGTGCAACTCTTGCAGCCGGTCCGGGCCCAGTCCCGGCAGCAACTCGCGGGCCCGCTCGAAGAAGTAGCACACGTAGAGATAGCTGTACGCCCCGATCCGCATGTCGGTTTGGGGGAAGTCTTCGCACGCCTTGCCAATCGGCCCTTGCGGGTTGCCCATGTGCCGGTCCAGATAATCGCAGAAGCCCAGCCGCTTCGACTTGTCCTTCGTGGTCTGGTACGAATACGCCCAGCGGGAGACATACCACTCCAGCGGATTGCACACGACGCCGACGACAGTGCGGCCGGCTTTGAACTCGGCGGGCACGTCCGATATCGGCGTGTGCTGCACGGGCATCTGGCTGGGGCCGAACGCGGCCTCCAGCACGCGGCAGACCCAGGTGGTGCCCGTGCGGTGCATCCCAATGAACAGGTGCGAATCGGTTACGAACACAGGATACGCCTCTTTAGCCAAACAGCATTCCCTGCTCAAGCCGCCGTGCGGCGATTTCGCAGTATTTCTCTTCGATCTCTATCAAAATGGCTTTTCGCCCCAGTTCCTTGCAGGCGAGGCCGGTTGTGCCGCTGCCGGCAAACGGATCGAGAATAGTATGTCCTTTGCACGAAGACGCCTGAATTAACGGCCGAATGACCGTCAGTGGCTTTTGTGTGGGATGGTTCACCTTCCCCGGCATACCATGCCTATAGCTATCGGCGGTTATTACGTTTGACTGTGGATAGTTCTTCCCGTCGTGTGTCCATGTCCGACCAAGCCGCCAAGCGTAGACGCATAGTTCCGCAGCACTCGGCCATCCGCTACCCGGTGGAGGTGGGCAGGGAGCGGCCTTGTTCCACACGAGGAATCGCGTTTTCCACGACTGCCCTTCATACCAGCTGATGAGCGGACCGAATCCGTAATGGCCAACCCACCAGTAGGCTGACGCTTTCTCCGTTACAAGGCGATTGCACAACCCCGCCGCCTTCAACATCAATGATACGGCCTCTTGCGGAGTATCGTTGTTGAAGAAATCGAAATTACGACTTCCCTTGCCTGGTCTTCGTGTGTGCGATACCCCTATTTGTGATATGCCGTACGGCGGGTCCGTTAACACTAAGTCCACGCTCTCCGGCTCTATCGCGAGCATCACGTCAAGGCAGTCGCCGTGGTACAATGCCACCCCGTCCTTGCACTTGCAGGGCTGTTTGTGGCAGCGGTAACACGGGGGAAGATCGGTTCTCATGGCACTCTTTTCGCCCACCACGCTTTGCCGTTGTTGCGTAGGTCGTAGCTGGCGAACGCCTGGCTCAACCCATCCGCTACGCCGGACGCCACGCCGTAGTGATCGGCGTCCACATCCCAGTCGTCCCCGACCAATATCGCGTCGGGAAACGCCATCGCTGATGCGTATACGTCTAGCCGCACGCTCTCCGCGTCGTGCGCGGCGTCGATGTACACCAGGTCAGGCGTCAGGCCGGCCATCACGACCTCGGTTATGCCGGCCTCGGTTCGGTCCTGTACGGCCACGATCCGCTCTCTCAGGTCCCAGTTGTGGTGTAGAAACGCCTGATACACCGGTTCGCCAAACAGGTGCCCGTGGTCCTCGCCCAACTCCGGCGAGCCCTGCCAGTGATCGACGCAGACTATTTTCGCGTTCGGCGCGCACGACAAAATGAACCGGGCCGACCTGCCAAGCCACGTCCCCAACTCCACGACGTATCGCGTGTGTTCGCCAAGATGCTGGCGCAGGGCCGCTTGCGTCTTGTTGTGCAGCCAGCCAAACGGCCGCTTGACCCCTTGGTCGCTTGGCTGCCGATCCGGCCACGGATAACGTCCTTGTAGTTGGCCCCACGCCCTCATTCGCTCGCTCACTCGCTCGCAACACATTTCTCGAATTTTAGCCGTTGCCACGCCGCGTGACCTTCGACGAGCTCGCCCGCTCGCAACACACTTCTCGGATGACTTGTCCTCGACCGTCTTTTTCGCTATGATAAGATGCTGAAGTGTGTTGCGAGATCCGATTGTACCACGAGACGAGCAGCGTAAACGGGGAGCGGACTATGGCAACGACATGCGTCAGGTCCGGGTGCCGACGCCTCAATTCCGCCGCGGTTGCGTGGCTCGGCAAAAGCCCCAGTGCGTGCATTACGCTCCGCCCGCCGGTGCAAGGAATATGGACGTAGCCGATCTTGTGGCCGTTGCCGGCGATGATGGTGCGGCTCATTGCGCCGCCTCGTAATGGGCTGCAAAATACGCCTTGGCGACGTACCATTGGTCCTCGTGGTTGTCCGAGTTGCGGGCAATCATGCCGCCCTCCTCTGGCGTGTCTTCCTTGTTGACGGATATGTCCGACAGATCTTCGCCCGGCACGTATGGGCGCATCTCGGTTGTGCCTCGTTTCCGATACCTTTTCCACTCACTCATTTTTTCATCCTATTCAGCGGTTTCTTGGTCTTCTGACTCAAGACATGCCAGGATTGCGTCAGCCTGCTTTACCGCGATTTCGGCAGCACGACGATATACCGGTCCTGACTCTACTGCTGACGCTCTCCATGTATCTCCGCTGTAGAGCGCATGAGTCACCGCAACAATCACGGCGTACCGCAAATCAGATCTGCTCATCGTCCCTCCCTTTCGCATTTCTCCGCCAACTGGACTCCTCGCCGCCGCGCAAGCCATGTGAGGTGTTTCCTCCCATCCTTGTGGATCGCCATCGGCCCGTCGATCCCCGGCAAGTTTTCGGTTCTGGCTTGGATCGCGTGGTGCCTACGCCCCAGTGCCACCGCAAACACTCGGTCCGCGTCCCGTAGCAGGCACTCGTCCTCGCCCCACTTGGCCACGTACCGCTCGAATATGTCTCCTATCAGCTCCCGTCGGAACATCGAGCCCCAGCCAAGCCATACATCCCAGCACTTGCCGTCGACGTAGATCAGCCCGTCGTGGGTGTCGTCCTCGTTGCGGTGCATGTTGGCCGTAATCGCGTCGGGATGGGCCAGAGCCTCGCGGTAGAGTTCGGGCCAGTTGTCGCAGAGGCAGTCGTCGTCCTGCGTGATAATCCAGTCGCAAGACGCCTCTCGGCACGCGAGGAATCTCGCCCAAGTGCCGAGGTTGGCGAACCGAAACAGAAGACGCAGCCTTACGTCGCCCGTCGCCCAGAACCAGTCCGAGTGGTCCTTGTGCTCGCAAATGCTGTCGTCGTTGTTCCACAGCACTATTTCATCGACAAACGGCTGCTCGGCCAGCCGTTCCAGGATCAGCGGGATGTTGTCCGGCCGCCTCCAGTTAAGCAGGACGGCCGTTACCTTGGGGATAGCAGCAGTCACCGTATCGGTTCCAACATCAGCACCTCGTCAGGCCAGAATACGTCCAGATACCATCGACTCGCGTAGTAGCGAGATCGTGCCAGCCATTCGTTGGCCTCGACGGTTTTGTGCGACAGGGCGGCCCGCTCGACGATTTTGTCCAACATGGCGGCACGCTCGATATCTTCGGCGGTGTTGCCGTTACGCGCAGCTTCCACGGATTGCCGAACGGAATGAAATCGTGCGATTTGGGCGTGTATTTCAATGCGAAACAACGGCAGAATAGCTAAGCAGGTCCCCAGAGCCATCCCTATGAGGACCAGCATTACAAGACCTGTGCATTTGATAGGCATTTTGTTAGCCCGCCATGCCATGAACAGGCCAAGCCCCATTACAATGCCCGGGACGACAAACCATACCACGATTGACCACATACCGCTTCTCCTTTCGCCCGCTCACTCGTTCGCAATACACTTCTCGGAAGGGCTTATGCTATTTGCCTTGCGTAGGAGATTGAATCCATACACCATTATGGAGCCGAATACCCCCGCGGGAACATACAGGATGTACAGAACCCATTGCCACCCTTCGGCATCTGTAGCCAAAAGCAGCGACGCCAGCAACACATACCACAGAGGCAACACTACGAACACTCGCCACGCCAACAAGGCGCACCCGCTTATCACTGTGGTTGCGTCCGAGGTCTTGTCTTTACTCTCGCAACACACTTCATACTCCCCATTATAGCAGCCTTAACGGCCGAGTTCTTAAGGTGGTTTCAGGCTTCCGAACTCAATTCTGGCTCCACGGCTCTTTCTCCTACAAAATTTCCTCGGTGGATATAGTATAATATAGTCAGGAAGTGTGTTGCGAGAGGTAGCAGAATTGTTCCGGCCGGCGCCCTTCGGCGATTGGCCGAATTACATCCTCCCAGTACAGCTCCGCCACGCGGCGGTAGTCATACCTCGCCACGGCCTCCATCGTGCCGGCGGCCAGCCGGAGGCGTGCGTCCTTCGCCCGTTGCAGTCCTTTCAGGAACGCCTCCGGCGACCGATCCTTCACGAGCACGCAGTTCTCGCCATCCTGGCCCCAATCCGTCAGGGTACCAACCGGCGTGCTCACCGGCACGCAGCCGCAAGCGGCTGCCTCCATCACCGTGTTTGCCGTCGCCTCCGAGCGGCTAGCGCACACGATGTAACTCCCGCTATTATACCAACTCCGCAGGCGATCCGTAGAAAATCCGCGAGGGCCCACCGCCCGGAAGTCGCAGGCGAACCCGCTCCGCTCGGCCAGCTTGCGCAGCGGCGACAGGACGGAGATCAGCCCCTTGTTGTCCCCTCGCCCGTCCTGGCCGATCCACAGCGCCTTGTCTGGCCGGCCCTCGATCGGTACGTCTGCACCAAAATCGTCGAGGTCCACGCCGTTGGCAATGCAGCAGGTGTTGCCGAATCGCGGCTCCGCCTCGTACCGCTCCCGGCTCAACGCTATCACCCAGTCGGCGTGCTCGCAGGTGTGCCGCCACTGTTTCTCCCGCCGCCGGTGGTCCGCCGAAAATGTGCAAACGAGCGGCACTCGGGCCGGCGTCATGCCCTGAACCATGCCCAGACAGATATAGTCCAAAAGCACCACTACGTCCGCGTCGCCGGGGCCGCAGTAGTCGGGCGTCCTGACAAGCCGCACGTCCGCGTCGGGCGGCGCGTACTTTTTCAATGCTACCGCCCGCCGGTGGTACGCGAAACCGTCCACGTCGTATATTATTATTGCCCGCATCCCGCGTCCTTCATGTCAAGACTCCTTGCTGCGTCCGCTGAGGACATGGTATAATACAGTTATGAAGTGTGTTGCGAGTGGTGTTGCGGGAGTTCTGCCACCGCGTCCCGCATCAAGCGATCTTGGCTGCCGTTTACGACGCCAGTCGAACTGGCAATCAAACCGTCAATATCTCGACACGCCTGGCGCATGATTGCGTCGATGCTGAGTACCAAGTGCTCTGCTGATCCGAACATCATACCGCTCGACCCTGAACTGGCAGCACGCCCGACGAACCGCAACGCGGATTGAATCTCGCGTGCTTCCTTGCATATTCTTGCAGCCTCTTGCCTCCTCGACCTGATCAACGCGAGATACGCTTTGTGGTTTTCAACCAATGCCTCGACTGTCTCGCCCAGCTCGACGTTTTCCTTGCAAGTTCGCACCGACCAGACCTCATCTACGATTCGCCAAATCGCAGCGTTGGCCGTTTCCAGAGACTGTTCGAGCGACGCAATCGTCTTGCGGCATGTTTTCAGGCTTTCCTTGTGTGCGGCGATTTCCGATTTCAGCCGGTCGATTTCTTCGCCGTTTCCCTCGGATGACTTGTCGGCAACCGTCTTTCCGCTATGATGGGAAGTTGAAGTGTGTTGCGAGCCTGGCATCGGCTATGTCTCCATCAGTTGTGGTTTCTTCCACTTGTGCAATTTATTGCCCTCCTTCAGCGCCAATTCGAGTCCGGCAAACTCCCCAGCGGCGGCTATCGCCGCGCTGTACCATCGGTCGCTGGTCGACGAGCCGGTCCCGTTGGCGTGGATCAGCACGAGCCCGCCAGGCACGAGCCGGGACGCCATGAACGCGAACGCCCGCCGCCACCGGATAACGCACGTCACGATCTGATCCCACGTCTGCTGTTTGCAGTCGTGGTGCCGGTCGTGAGGCGGGCCGCTCAGAAGTTCCGCGTAGCACTGCTCCCACGATCCGCGCGAGTTGAACAGAAACACGCTGTCCTCGGGAATCTCGGCCGCCTCAACCCACTCCTGCCAGCCGACGTAGGTTACGGCTAGCTTCTGCCGCGCATGCAGTAGGCGACTCAGCCGGTGGTAGGCGTCCCCCATCCCGCCATCGCCGGACGGGGACTCGACGCCGATCGTGTCGTATCCGAGCTGGCGGGCGACCTCTAGCCCAACGCCGAAGCCGGGGCCGATGTCGACGACCAGCCCGGGCGGTTTGGTTACGGGCACGAGTTCCGGGCAGTATCGGCCGAAGTAGTCGACGTGCTCCCGGATGCTCTTCTCCCGGTCGTATTTCTTTTGCAGGTACGGGTCCGCCAAACACGCCTCGTATTCGTCCTGCCAAGTGTCGCTCGGCACGGGGTACAGGGGCAAATGCATTATCGTATCCGGTACTCGTGGCGCTGCAATCCCATTCCACATATGCCGTTCAGGCACCGCTCTCTCGCCTCTCTCGTCGTCGCGTCATGGTCCGGCTGCTTCCACGCCGCGTCGTTCGAGTCCGCCCCGGGTAGCTTCTCGTAGTCAGCCAGCAGGACGGTGTGGTGCCGCCGCTGGAGGATTGAGAAGATACGGTCGGCCTTCCGCTCTAGCAACTCGTCAACGCCGTAGCTGTGCTCCCATAGCCTGAACACGTTCCGCCACCGCCGATCGAGGATTGCGCCCCAGCCGAGCAGCACCTCATGGCAATCGCCCCAGTGCCGCCAGCGGTCCGTCATCAGGTGCCCACGGTCGAGCAGGGCAACGATCCGGGACTGCTCCTCGCGCCAGGCTTGCCACGCCGCGTCGAGGTTGCGGGGCAGCGTGTCGTCGTCCTGGACGAGCACCGCGTCGTGGGCGCAATGGTCCATCGCGTCGAATCGCCCCATGCGCAGGCGGTTGTGCGCGTGGATTTCGCGGACGCCATACCAGATAGGCTCGCAACACACTTCGAAGTCGGGCGGCAGCCGCTCGCCTTGGTGCCATATCACGATGTCGTCTATCCAGTCGTGCCGCCGGAGGTTCTCGACGATACGGCCCAGGTTGGGCACGCGATTGAAGGATAGGACTACGGCCGAACATTTCATCGCTATTTCTCCGGCGACACGGTACTTTTGGGGGGAAGGGTCGGCTCGGCCGACCCTTCCCTACTGTCCGGGGGGGGCGTCTTGCGACAGGGCAAATTGCGAGTCGTCCTCCCTGCGTCCGCCGAGGAATGGTACCATGCAGTTGTGCTGCGAAGTATGTTGCGAGAGTAGATCAGCATCACGATCCCGCCTATCAGGACCATCGGCCCAGCAAACGAAGCTGTGACCTGCGTTAGGCGGTCGTTCTGCGGCAAGCCGATACGCCGCCGTGCAATCGCCCCAAGGGCGACGCCAGCCAGGCCCATCGCCAGCCACGCGGCCAGGAAGATCAGCGTGTTCATTTTACTATCCTCAGATCGATCTCGGGGTACCGCTTCCAAAACATTTTCTGCTTCAGCTTCCACACTACGGTCTCGACGCCCTTCACATCTTCCACAACGAACACGCCGGCCTCCCAATAGGAGAAATCCCCTATGTATCGGATTGCCGGCACCTTCCTTCCGTCCGGCCGGATGAACTTTTCTTGCAATATAAAAGGCGGATGGACCTGGAGATTCTTGATCCGGCCGCCGCGCTCCAGCAATCGCAGCTCGCCGTAGCGGGCGGCTTCCCGCTTGCTTGCGAACCGGATGCCGTCTACCACAACGGGGCGGGCCCTGTACTTGTGCGGCTTCTTTTCGCTCGCGACACACTTCTTGGATTCAGCCGTTGGCACGCGTTCTCTCGCCAAATACAAGGGCACATTGGGCAGCCTCGCAACACACTTCTCCGCTTTCAGCCGTTGTCACGCCCCCATTCGCCGTGCTCGCATTGCCTCTTGGCTTCTCGCAACACACTTCTCAGATTTCAGCCATCGTCACGCATTCCACGGGCCGGCCCCGCTGGCGCTGATCGACGCCTCGCAACACACTTCTCAGATTTCAGCCGTCATCACTGCAATCACGGCTAACTGCCCTCCTGAAGGCCCGCGACTCGCAACACACTTCTCGAATTTCAGCCATCGTCACACGCCGGCTGGCCAGCCACCAACATCTTCTCGATCAACTCGCAACACACTTCTCGAATTTCAGCCATCGTCACGTCCGTAGCTGTCCGTTGAACGTATCCCCGGGTTGGCGACTCGCAACACACTTCTTGATTTTCAGCCGTCGTCACCTGCGTATAGGTCATCCGGCTCGTCACACGGGAGGGCTCGCAACACACTTCTCAGATTTCAGCCGTCGTCACCGCTGGAGTCAACCGCCGGGTGTGAGCCCGTACGTGCTCTCGCAACACACTTCTCAGATTTCAGCCATCGTCACGACCAGCTATCGCACGCTGATCGTCTTCGGTTTTCGGCCTCGCAACACACTTCTCCGATTTCAGCCGTCGTCACTTGACACCCTCCCAGGCCAGCTCCCTGATTGCGTGGTTCTCGCAACACACTTCTCGATTTTCAGCCATCGTCACGCGGGCCGGTGCCTACAAGCCCCCGGGCAGCTACTCGACTCGCAACACACTTCTCCGATTTCAGCCATCGTCACGCCGTCCACCGTGATCGTCGCCGCCGGCACGTCCACCCCTCGCAACACACTTCTCAGATTTCAGCCATCATCACGCCGGATGGGATCGTAACCCCTGCCTTCCCTCTTCATTCTCGCAACACACTTCTCGAATTTCAGCCGTCGTCACCACTCGGAGGGTGGGCGACCTTCTCGCAACACACTTCTCGGATTTTAGCCATCGTCACGACCCGAAAGGAGTGAGACGCAATGGGCGATCGGCAGGCTCGCAACACACTTCTTGACTTTCAGCCGTTGTCACACGCTGAGCCTATGCAGACTCTACTCGCAACACACTTCTTGGATTTCAGCCGCGTCACGCCCGTCTTTCGGGCGATACACGCCTGCCGCTACCAGCTCGCAACACACTTCTCCGCTTTCAGCCGTCATCACGCGGCCAACGGTCGGCGCCCACGTCTCTCGTATTCGCCTCGCAACACACTTCTCCGCTTTCAGCCGTCGTCGCACGGTGGCGACCCGGACTTGACGGTTCTCTCGCAACACACTTCTCGATTTTCAGCCATCGTCACGGCAAGAACGCGGCGATTGGCGAGGCCAGAGACGTGCCTCGCAACACACTTCTCCGATTTCAGCCGTCGTCACGGGAGGTACCCGAGCCTCGGGGTGGAGGACGCTCGCACTCGCAACACACTTCTCCGATTTCAGCCGTTGTCACTCGGCTACGCCAAGCAGATTGCGGAGGCGTCGGACCCTCGCAACACACTTCTCCGATTTCAGCCATCGTCACTTGCTCATACCAGTATATACATCGCCTGAACTCGTGTCTCGCAACACACTTCTCCGATTTCAGCCATCGTCACGGCACCCCTCGTAACGCCATGCGCCGTCTCGCTTTACGGCCAGCTTTGCGAGGGCTCCATTCTTGTTGCCCCTCTTCGTGTGGGGCCATTGCACTACCAGCGGCGAAACCCTCGCCCCGGCAAGTACTTGCGTGCCGCGAGAGGTCCCCGCACTTTTCGCACCGCACAACCTCTCGCACCCGTTCTTCCGGCACCGCGGCCGCTCGCCAGCCCGCACGAGCGCGACGTACCGCGACGGCGACAGCACTACCGGCTCCCCGCATATCTCGCAGTCGAGGATCAGTTTGCGATTTTTCTTGGACGCCATTCCTTCATCCCGATACGCGCCTTCTCGTAGGCCAGGCCGCGCGTCTCCGTCTTGAACCGCAGCCTCGCCTCGAAACTCGTCCAGTCAAACGGCACGTCCTTGGCCGCAAACCACGAATAGTTGCGGACCGGCATCGTCGGCTCGCGGTACAGGACCGTGCCGCACCGCTCACGAATCGCCAGCTTGATGATGTCCGCAATCGTCTGCTTCTCAAAGCGGTTCTGCATGTCCCGCACGGCGTGAGCCATCGGACGAATCGCCTTGTACCACCGCTGGCGCCCGTGCCCGCTGCCCGTCCCGTCCTGGTAGCGGTAGCGGATCGCCCGGCGCCGGGCTACTACCCGGCGGTATTCGGCCACGAGCGGCCGCCCGTTGCCAATCTTCCACACCCGCCCATTCCCATCCTCCTTGGTCCATGCGAGCGCGAACGGCCACTTGTCGTCCGGCTCCGCCGGCAGTAGCGTCAACACCTGATCCGTTGGCAGGCCGATCGCGTTGGCCGCCACCTCGTAGCAGAATTGGGCGAACCACTTGCCCTTTTTCTCGACGATCTGGCTGTCTGCCAGACGTACCTCGCCAGACGCCAGACGCCTCAGCAATCGCCGGTTGCCCCGCGTCAGGTCGGCGGCGTCCAGTCGGACGATGGGCGATAGCGTCCTATAGCCGCTCAGCCTAGACAGCAGTTGAAACTTCAAAACGCACCCGCTTTTGCAGGCCCTCGCCACGTCAGCCGACGGTTGGCTGACGGCCCCGTCGTATCCGAGCGACGAGCACCGCTTGGGCATCGGGATGCGCCCGCCGCGCCAGGTGGGCAGATTGACTTCGGACGCAAGGATTGCTTGCCATACCCACCTCGCTTCGCCGTCGTGGTCGTAAGGGGTGTTGGCCTTGAGTCGGGCGATCACCTCCTGTACACACGACGAGGCGAGCGACGCCGACAGGTTCCGCGCCGCCGCGGTTGCCGCGTGGTAGAGTTCGCGGCTAAGAAATAGGCGAGGGGCAATCGGCGAGTCCTTCGGTGGCTTCTTCCCTTCGCCTGCCGGTTTGCGAGTTCGCATAATCTTGGCTTTCGGCGCCTCGTATGGTTTTCCCGGCTCCCAATCCGCGTGCTCTCGCCGCCAGACATACCAGTGGAGCATGGCCGCGTTGCGTGCTTTGCAGCAATCGCGGCGGGCCTGCCTGAGTAGCTGGTGGAACCGCTTCGTTGGCATTTGGATCGGACGCCCCAGCTTGACTTCTAGAATTCCGATGGCCATTTTGCCTCGCTCCCTCGCTTGTTTGCTCGTTACACACTTCTCCGATTTCAGCCGTCGTCAGCGCCTCCAGCAGCGTCCCCTGCGATTGCATCATGGACACTCGCAACACACTTCTCGACTTTCAGCCGTCATCACCCCGGACCTGGACGGGCGGCTGGCCTACTCCGAAGCCTCGCAACACACTTCTCGGATTTCAGCCGTCGTCACGGGTAACATAACCAGACTGAAAGGGTAACGATGGCAGCTCGCAACACACTTCTCAGATTTCAGCCGTTGTCACGGCCATCTCCCTCGCGACGGCGGGATTCTTCGTCGGCTCGCAACACACTTCTCAGATTTTAGCCGTCGTCACGTGCCTTAGTGTCGCGGTCTTGCACGATTGGGGTCTGCTCGCAACACACTTCTCGAATTTCAGCCATCGTCACGAGAGCACCACCCAACCAAGCTTACCGACCTATTCGGCTCGCAACACACTTCTCGATTTTCAGCCGTTGTCACGGGCGAGCTGTCCGACCCCGGCGGGCGGCGCTGGGAGGTCTCGCAACACACTTCTCCGATTTCAGCCGTTGTCACCACTCGGAGGGTGGGTGACCTTCTCACAACACACTTCTCGGATTTCAGCCATTGTCACCGGGCCGGCCCGGGCGGCGTGGACGTGAGCCGGGTGCTCGCAACACACTTCTCGATTTTCAGCCATTGTCACGTCGCTCGCGGCGTCGAGACGGGCGCGGGCGCCGTGTCTCGCAACACACTTCTCGATTTTCAGCCGTTGTCACCCTCGGGGACAGACTCGGCTCGCAACACACTTCTCCAATTTCAGCCGTCGTCACAACCCGCAATCGCCCCGTCCTCACAACACACTTCTCCGCTTTCAGCCGTTGTCACCTCTTGCGGGGACCACGTGCTGAAGCCGGTTCTCGCCCTCGCAACACACTTCCCGTCACACTTGCACGACCTGCCTATCGAGCAGTCGTTGAAGCTCCTCGACGCGCCCCCGAAGACGCTCGTTCTCGCGGGTCAGCTCTTCAACCTTCGCCCGCAGCACGTCGATTTCCGAACGCTGCTTATCGGCCAGCTCGTTGACCTGAGACATCTGCCGCTGAAGGCGTTCGATCTTTTCGCCCCTCTCCTCCGCAATGGGCTTCCAGGCGGTCTTGGTCCCCTTCTCCGTCTTCTCGATGGCCTGGTCGTCGTAGACGACTTCGACGGCCGCCACGTCGTACTTCAGCTCGGCCCACGTCTCCTGCGGCACGTTGCGAAACATCGCAATCAGCTTGCCGAGGGAGATGAACCCGCCAAGGTCCCTGAAGAACTGATCCTGCAACGTGTCTTGGGCCTTCAAGTCGGAACCGCCGTGCTCGCGGGCAATCCAGTCCAGGTCGCTCATCACCTGCGCCGACAGCTCGATGCGGCGGTACAGGTTGTCGGCGGCCGATGCCGCCAGCCTCTTCAGCTCCAACAACGCTTGTCTTGTAGTCGCCATGTCGTTCTCCTTTCCCTTTCGTTTTTGTTTGCTCGCTCGCAACACACTTCTCAGATTTCAGCCGTTGTCGCCACCCTATAAAGAGGCTCTTCTCTACGGTGAGATTCGGTCTCGCAACACACTTCTCAGATTTCAGCCGTCGTCACGAGGTGTGACGTGTCCAGGTCGCCCCGTGCCTCGCAACACACTTCTTGAATTTCAGCCAGAATAAAAACCTGGTGCGGCGATGAATCACCGCACCAGGCGAAGTGTGTCGGCCGGGCTCACGGCATATCCGGCCTGTTTCAGGAGCCTTCAGCGAGAGTTGCCCGGACCCGCTCAGCCGGCGACCGTCACCCGTCATGCTTGCACATGATCGGGGACGGATGCGCCGTGATTGCCGTTTGGGTGTCATGGTACTTCTCGCCTCTCATTGGGGCTGCGAGGACCCCGTTGATTTCTATTATACCATATCTCAGCGGATTTTTTCCGACGCAACCACGCCCGTCTTTCCGGCATAGGGTCCGCTCAGCACGGCCACCCGCTTCAGCATGAACCCGCCCGAGCCGAGCACCCTGACCCGCGTGCCGCTCTCCAGGATCACCGTGCCGGTCGCCGCCACGCCGAGCCCGTTGCCGTGTGCCGCCGCGTCGGTGGCCTGCCTGTAGGCCGAGGCCGACGGGGCCAGAGTACACGTCGAGACAGTCGTCGCACCGCTGCTGCGCGACGGCCCCGGCGACGAATACATGTCGTCCCAAGACGGCGTGGCAGGCGGCCTGTACGACGGCGTAACGTCCGGCATAGACGCGGACTTAAACAGGGCCGCAAGAAGAACGCCTATGATATAGATGAAAAACGCCATCAGCATGATTTGTACTATGCAGCCCCACAAACGCTCTTCAGGTGCTTTTTCGGCCATTCGATTGTCCTTTCGCTTTTGCTCGCTATACACTTCTTGGATTTCAGCCGTTGCCATGAAAAACCCGGCTCGCCCCCCGCACGGGGGTTACGGCCGATTGGGGGACTCAAAGGCGGAGACCGACTCGCCTGCCGGGGTTGACACGTTCACTAGCCCATATTATACTACATTCAGCCGAATAGTTCGGCGGAGACCGATTCTCGAAGAGGGGTTACGTCGTGCCGGCACTTTCACCCCACAAAAAGAGCCGGAATACAAATCGGCGGGCGCATATCTCCGCCCGAGGGCCGATGCAGCCGAAAGGTATTCTGTGCCGCACATCGCGGCTTCTCCCGGGCAACGAGCTGGTAGTCGATCCAACCGCGCCGACCGCGTCCCGGTCCAAAAGGCATCCGGCAAACAGAACGCCGTCAGTAGGTCTACACGGGCCTTGCCAGCCTGTGTCGCAGAAGCCCGAACCGGTCCCGGCCGATCGAAGCAGACAGCCGGGCGTCTTCTAGAATCAACGAGCGTCATCACGGCTACCATGTACGGGGATGCCCAGGGAGGGTCGGTCTATCTATTCGACTCGCCAGAGAAATCCGGCTCCGCTGAAATCGGTTATCCAACGTACACTAGAACTTCCTCGTCCGCCCAGCGCGCAAACGACGTGAGGGACGTGTCGCGTCTGCGCCCGCGATAGTCGCGGTATATGACGCGAGGCGGCTCCGGCGGAGAGCTGCCGATATACAGCACGGTCCGAATCGTCTTGCGTTTGCCGCGACCGCGATACGTCGCGCCCATACGTATGTCATGCGGTCTCATTTGGTTGTGCCTCCCCCTTGCACAATACCAGATCCCCTGCGTCGGACTGTTTGCACAGCGTCAGGTATTTTTCCATCAGGGCATTAGATTCGGCCGCCGTAAGCAGCCGATCCGGCCGCGCTCCGTTCGGGCACCGCAGGTTGTCCGCGGCACCGAACAACCGGCACAGAAACGGCCGATTCTCGTAGCAGTCGCATATCTTCGCCCGATAGTACGGGCACCGCAGCAGCCGGGCGTCCTGCTCGGTCGGCTTGCGGTGCTCCACCCGCGACCATTCCCACGCCGACCATACCACCGGCCCGCAGCACTCGCCGCAGTGCGTGCATCCTTTCACCTCGGGTATTGCGGCGTACAGTTCGCGGTGTGCCTTCGCTATGCGTTTCTGCCGGCTCATTCGGTTATCCTGTATTGCCGCATCCTGCCTCTAATGGTACAATGCATTTGTGCTAAGAAGTGTGTTGCGAGTTTCTTGCGGCACGGCTGCGCCGTCAATGTTGCGTTTTGTCGCTCCCCCCCGCACCCAGTCTCTCACGTCCTTGTGTCCGTCAGGCGGCGTGACGATCCACACCCGGGGGGCGTACGGTAGCAGCTTTTCCGCCAACACCTTCGCCCACTGCTGGCCCGGCGCGTCCGCGTCCGCCACAACGCAGATGCCGGCGTACTTCGACCGCGCGATGAACGACAGTATGTGTTGGATGCCGCCGTTGCAACTCGGCCGCCCTACCGCCTCGCAGCCGATGTCCAGCAGCGCCGCCGTGTCCGTCGGCCCCTCCGGCAGGTACAGCTCGCCAGTCCGCGGCGTGTCCGACGGCACAAACAGCCCCTCCCTCCCGCCTTTGACCGCCAGCTTCCGGCCGCTGCGTAGACGCAGCCGGATGCCCACCACCTTGCCGTCGGAGCCCCGCCGCATTGGGAACGTGAACGCCTTATGTTCCAGCGACCAGCCGAGCCCCAGCCGCACGAGCGAGCCGACGCTTAGCCCCATCTTCCCGGCAAACGCCCCCAGGGCGTCTCGGTGCAACTGTGTCGTGCACAGCTCCGCGAACGCCGCGAAGTCCCGCTTCGGCTCTGGCCGCTCCGGCTTCGGATCGAGTCTGGGCGGGGGCGAATTCCGCCAGTCATCCCGCAGCTTGTGGAGCCAGCCAGCCTCGCCGCAGCGCTTGGGGCTCTCGACGCGGGCGCATATCACGGCCGTACGACATCCTTCAGGACCAGTTACAAGGCACCAGTCCGGCTTGTGGATGACAGACCGGACAAGGCTCGCGTCGACTGACGCGGACCCATTGCGATCTGCTCATAATGGTTCTCCTATCGGCTTGGTAAGCGCCTGCTAAATCGGCCATCCGCGATTCAGCCGCTCTCGCTCGCAACACACTTCTCAGATCTCAGCAGAAACGCCTACCGGGGTTGACGCATCTACAACTCTCCCTATTATACTGCATCAATCCGAAGCGTTCCGCCTATTCAATTAGGCACAAGGTCTCCCCTCCGTTGCCCGACTGAAATCTCAATACGTCGTCTGCCCATTGTTTCCCTCCGCCATCTTCCGGGCGGCGAGGCCCATCGCCTGGGCAAACATCCCCAGCTCGGCAGCATCGTCAAATACCAGGAAGTGTCGCATGTCTGGCCCGACGATCTTCAGGATGACGATCAGCCTGCCGTCTATCCGGCCCTCCATAACCTCCAGGGTGGTATCGTCTGCGTCCCACTCATTCGGTGGCGGCATCGGCGGGCTCTCCGGTCATGTCGTCAAGGTCCACAGGCTCCTCGCCGGCCGGCGAAATCGCCGGCAGCGCAGCCCCTATGTTCTGCTCTTCGCCCGCCTCCAACTGGTCGTCCAACGTCAGCGCCATCGACAGCGGCTCCGTGAGGTTCCACCATTTCGCCGCACGGCGCAGCGGGGTCTTGAGCACCATTTCGCCGTAGAAGCGGCTCTTCCAGACAGGGCCGCCGCACGACTCTACCACGTCGATCTGCTTCCGCGTCAGATAGCGATGGCTGCCGAACCCCGTCGTCGTCTCCCAGTAGCAGTACGCGCCGATCATCGTCTTGCGCAGCGCCTCCGCCGTGTCGTCCCGGTCCGGGGCCGGCTCGTGCTCGATGGTCGGCACGCCCCCAATCATCCCGTGTCGGAATTCTTCCCCCCGCAGCACCCAATCGCAGTAGACGCCTTTGAGGTAGCGGCATCCGTAGACGAGATGCAGGTAGCCTTGGTAGCCCACCTCAAGCTGGCACGTGGCCAGGGTGTCCGCCCTCCGCAGCTTGCGAGGGATAAAGTAGCAGTGCCGAACGGCCGGGCCGGGCACCAGCCCAATCATCGCGGCATGCAGAGATGCGATCACCACGGACTCCGGCCGGCACGAATGCGCCTTGAGCGAGTTGGCGGCGATCACAACAGACGAGGCGAACCGCTGCCGGTCCGTCGCGTCGCGGAGCACCGACAGCACTCCGTCAATGTTCTCCGTCACGCACTTGGCCATGTCGTTCTTCGGATCGGGCAACATCAGCCCGCTCGATCGGGTTCTCATTGCGGCGGCTCCCACAACATAGATGTTTGTGTGCTCAGGTATGTAGTATTTCCTTACTATTCATTATACCTACGATGCTATGCCAATCCGTGCGCAGGTATTCCTTGGTATGATTGCACGGCGTTCGCAGCAGGAAGTCGTAGCATTCGGTGGACGCGAATACTTCCATAAATTCGCTCAGATGCTGCCACACGTTACAGTCCAGCCACTCGTCTCCTTCGATGCCGTCACTTAGCAGTATTCCGCAGTCCGGTTTCGACGACTCGCCGTAAGGCCCGCGCGTCTTAGGAAATACATCTAGCCCCCATGGATAGTATTCGATTAGCGCGTAGACCAATGGATGATTCGCCGGAAACTTCGCGCCAAAACATCTAGCTTGCCGCAACGCGGCTGCTATCCTGTCGGCCGAACCAAGACTGTCCAGCGTGCGAAGTACGTCTCTTATGTCTTGTTTATACATCACGGCGGCTCCCACCACGGGTCACGGCTGAAATGTATCTTCTCGCAGGCCACGGGCCATTGAAACGAGTCGTCCTGCTCGGCAAGGTAGACGCACCTCGCGTATTCGCTCAGCACCTTATTGTACCACGCCCTACCCGTTTCGATCATTCCCGACGGGGCCTCGACCGCATTCGTGTGGTAGGGATACGTGTCCTCCAGGACCAGCCATATCCACTGCCGCTCGATGCCGTCGACGGCCCTTGCGCCGTCTAGGTAGAGCGCGGCCTTGATGTCGTAGCAGTAGTCGTGGACGGCCGTGAGAACTTTGCGGTCGGTCCACCTGTCGCGGCCCACCTTCTTCAGGTCCACGAACAGCGGCCGGAGCTTCGGGTACTGTTGGGGCAAATCCGTCAGGTCCTTGTCGACGCGGCACTTTATCCGCACGACCGTCTCGTGCCTCTCGTCGCCAACGGCGAACTCCACCGCCTGGTCCCAGACGTAGCTCACCTCGCAGCCACCGAACGCCTTGAGGAGTTGGACCACCTTCCGTTTGGCGATCACGGCCACGATCTCCTCGATTGCGGCGGCCGTGTCCGGGTCCAGGAAGTCTTCCTCCGGCTCCAGCCCGCCCGGATTGTGCATCGAGCAGAACCACGTCCCTTCACCGTCGCGGTACATCGTATCGCCGATACGCCCGCACAGCTTGCCGTAGTTCTTGGACGACTTGGACTGGATCGTCGCCCCGCAAGGCTGGGCCACGACGTAGGTGGCCGCGAACTTGTCGGGCTCAAGAAGCCGCATGTGGATCGCCTGCCCCAACAACATCGCGGCGCTCGGCCCGGGCAGCCGGCCGTCGATCGCGGCCTTGAGCCGGGCCATCGACATCATCTCGCGGTCGCCGCCGGGGAACGCCTGGACGAGCGTCGAGGCGTTCATGTACGGCCACGCCATGTACTCCCGCATAGGCACGCCGGGGTAAACGCCCGGGCCGGGAGGCGGATCGGTTGTCAGCAATTCGGTTGTCATCTCATTCGCTCGCAACACACTTCTCGAATTTCAGCCGTTGTCACGGGAGCAACCCGTTGGACAACGCCGATTCGGCCGGGCTTGCAGCATGTGACCCAACAAGACAATTATAGCAATGTTCGGGCATGCCAACGCTCCCACCAACCACCAGCCGCCCAGGTTGGCCGCTACTGCCCAGGCGCAAATAAGGCCGCAGAAACTAGCTATGCTGGCAATGAACAACGACAGGAACCACAGCGTGTATCTCACAGCTGCTCTCCATTATACCTTCTATTTGACGTACTTCGCGTACACCTCACGCACGTACCGCGTCCAGTCGATACTCCCCTGTTCCGGGCAGTTCCACGCCCCGTAGGGCGGCTGGGCGTCGCCCATGCCCCGCTTGTGCCGCTCCGAATAGAACCACATCTTCGTCTGCTCCAACGTCATCTTCCGCTTTGCCCGCATGCTGCCCCAGAAACACTTGTCCCACAGCTTCTCCGAATCCATCTTGACCGGGTGCTTGCGCCTACGGGGCCTCGCCGGCCCGTACATTCGCTTGAGCGTGCCGTCCACCTGGACAACCTCGCGGACCGACCGCTTGAATTTCTTGCCGCAATGCGGGCAGCCGCCGAAGTGCTGGAGGTCGTACGGCTTGATGATCTCGCCGCACTGCGGGCATCGGAAGTCTTCTTTGACTTCGCCGGACTGGACGGCCTCCCGCCGCTTGCGATGCACGTCAACCGACGTGTCGCTGAGCACCCAGTCGATGTCGTCGTTGATGTCGCCGTGGCGATGCCAATGGCCGCCGTGATCTTGCACGATTACGAACTGCTTGCCTACATCCGGGCACGCGCGCAGCCCCCGGCCGGTAGCCTGCACCCATGTCTGGATTGACCCCATCACGCATGCAAGGATCATGTGTTCGATCCAGGGCCAATCAATCCCTTCCCGTAGCAAGAATCGGTTGCATACGACTTTGATGCGTCCATCCCGCGACCCCTCTTCGATCTCTGCCCGCTCGTCGTCGGGCGTCGTTGCGTCGATATGGGCGGCAGCGACTCCACGGTGTTCAAACCGCTCCGCGAACCACCGTGAGTGCGGCACGCCTGGGGCGAAAAGCACCGTCGGCCGGGCGTCCTGCTGTAGGTTCAACACACCAAAAAGATCCCTCTGTAGCCGCGACCAGTTATCCCATATCCGGCCGAACACCTTCGGCCGGATGATTGCCTCCGTCTGCTCGCCGACCGTATAGACCAGCTTGTCGATACCGACGTGCCGCAGGTCCGGCTCGTCGGGTCCGAACGTGCGGGCCGGCACCAGCGCCCCGATCTCGCGGAGATCCTGCTTCGTGCCCGCCTCCACCAGCACGTCGTAGTATCCCCCCAAGTCGACCGGCGTTGCTGTGAAGCCTATGATGACGGCCCCCTGCTCTAGGTGCTGGGCCATCAGCGACCGCATCATTTCGCCTTTTTGCGCATGGGGTTCGTCTATCATTATAGCGTCAGCCGGGTGCAGCTCGATCTTCTTGCGCTTCAGCCACGAGTGTACCGTCTGGATACTGGCGACCTGCACGTCCCGCAAGAACGCCATCCGCTCGCCGGAGAGAAACATGCCGTGGTCCACGCCGGCTTGGTGCAGCTTGCGGCTCGTCTGCGTTGTGAGCATGCGGCGGTTGCTGTAGATGATCGCCCGGCGAGACTTCTCCTGCACGCCGCGGGCAATCATGGCCATCATAAGCGTCTTGCCGGCCCCGCAGGGAGCCGTCACGAGTATTCGTCGGTGCCCTGCTCTGAACGCATTGCGGATCGCCTGTATGCCGCGCTCCTGCGTCGGCCACAGCGGGGGAAGTGGTTCGGGGCAAATGTGCTTGTCGTAACAGTCAGGGCACCATGTCATCCCGCACTTGCAAGTCAGGCCCGACGGACTGTCGTGTCCGCAGTCGCGCTTCACGGTGCGTTCCTTTGCCCGAATTAGATAGTGGGTAGTTACACCCTAGCGAATCACGCGGTACTTGCTCAGGTCCAATGTTAAACCCTTCGCCAACGTGCAGCGCGGACCGCACTATATTTGCTCAGGTCCAATATCAGACCCTCAGCTAGCGTGCAGCGACGAAGGTCGAGCGAACCGCCGATCGACTCGGGTAGCGTCAGGCCAGCAGGTAGCTTGCAACCGCGAAGGTCGAGCGAACCGCCTACCAACTTGGGTAATGTCAATCCGTTGGGTAGCTCGCAATCGCAAAGGTAGAGTGAACTGCCAACTGTCTTGGGTAGCGTCAGACTAGCAGGTAGATTGCAGCCGCGAAGGTCGAGCGAATCGCCTACCAACTTGGGTAGCGTTAGTCCGTCGGGTAGCACGGAGTTGTTGAGGTCAAGCCAGCCGCCGATCGACTCGGGTAACGTCACTCCGGCGGGTAGCATGCAGCCGTCGAGGTTGAGCCAGCCACCAACTGTTTTGGGTAGCGTTAGACTAGCAGGCAATACGCAACCATGAAGGTCGAGCCAACCATCTATCGTCTCGGGCAGCGTCAAACCGTCAGGCAGCTTGCAATCGCGAAGGTAGAGCGAACCGCTTTTTTCCAACGCCTGAGCAACGCAAGTCCTCAGCGCGTCTCCCCGCGTCGGGTATTTCGCCAGGATGGCCGACTTCAGCACGCTGGGATTCTCGCCGGGCGCGGCACGCACCGTGAGGCTGGCTCCGTCGTCGTCCTCGACCCATTCCCACTCCCGGTACGTTTCCGGCTTGAGATCGAACGCCTCCACCGTGCGCTCGTGATGCCGTAGGTCGGCGCAGAGCACACGAGGGTACCGCTCCATCGTAACTATGCCGGATAGAAATTCGCACATTATATTGGCTCCTGTTGATTAACGGATCACGCGGTACTTACTCAGGTCCAACGTTAAGCCTTCAGCCAACGTGCAGCCGCTAAGGTCGAGCCAACCGCCAATCGACTTGGGTAGCGTTAGCCCAGCGGGTAGCTTACAATTCCAAAAGTAGAGTTCACCGCCAATCGACTCGGGTAGCGTCAGCCCAACAGGTAATACGCAATCGCAAAGGTTAAACGAACCGCCTACCGATTTGGGTAATGTCAAATCGCTAGACAATGTGCAGCCGCGAAGGTAGAGCGAACCGCCGATCGACTCGGGTAGCGACAGACTAGCGGGTAGCTTGCAGCCGCGAAGATCGAGCGAGCCGCTGATCGACTCGGGTAGTGTCAGACTAGCGGGTAATACGCAGCCGCGAAGGTCAAGCCAACCGCCTATTGTCTCGGGCAGCGTCAAATCGTCGGGCAGCGTGCAGTTGCGAAGGCAGAGTTCATCGCCGATCGACTCGGGCAGCGTCAGCCCAGCGGGTAATACGCAGCCGCGAAGATCGAGCCCGCCGCCGATCGACTCGGGCAGCGTCAGGCCAGCAGGTAGCACGCAGTAATAGAGGTCAAGCGAGCCGCCAATCGACTTGGGTAGCTTCAGATCGGCGGGTAGCGTGCAGTAGCTGAGGTCAAGCGAACCGTTCATCGACTTAGGCAACGTCAGCCCGTTGGGTAGCGTGCAGCCGCAAAGGTAGAGCCACTTGCCCACCGACTTGGGTAATTTCAATCCAGCGTGCAGCTTACAATCGCTAAGGTCGAGCGAGCCGCCGATCGACTTGGGTAGCGTCAATCCAACAGGCAACTTGCAGCCACTAAGGTCGAGCGAGCCGCCTACCGATTCGGGTAGCTTCAAACCGTCGGGTAGCACGGAGTTGTTAAGGTCGAGCCAGCCACCGATCGACTTGGGTAGCGTCAATCCGTCGGGTAGCGTGCAATAGCGAAGATTGAGCGAGTCATCCATCGACTCGGGTAGCTTCAAATCAGCGGGTAGCGTACAGCTGCGAAAGTCGAGCAAACCGCGTTTCTCCAACGCCTGAGCGACGCAAGCCCTCAGCGCGTCTTCCCGCGTCGGGTATTTTGCCAGGATGGCCGACTTCAGCACGCTGCCTTCTTCGCCGGGCGCGGCATACACCGTGAGGCTGGCTCCGTCGTCGTCTTCGAGCCATTCCCATTCTCGGTACGTCTCCGGCTTAAGACCGAACGCTGCCACTGTGTATTCGCAATGCCGCAAATCAGCGCAGAGCACTCGCGGGCACCGCTCCATCGTGACCACGCCGGATAAGAACTCGCACATTGTGATGGCTCCTGTTGATTAACGGATCACGCGGTACTTGCTCAGGTCCAATGTTAAGCCTTCAGCCGGCGTGCAACCGCGAAGGTCAAGCGAGCCGCCGATCGACTCGGGTAGCGTTAGCCTAGCAGGTAACTCGCAATCGCAAAGGTAGAGCGAACCGCCGACTGTCTCGGGTAGCGTTAGACCAACGGGCAATAAGCAACCGCTAAGGTAGAGCCAATCGCCCACCGACTCGGGCATCTTCAGATCGGCAGGCAGTACGCAACCACAAAGGTCGAGTCCGCCGCTAATCGACTCGGGTAGCTTCAATCCGGCGGGTAGCTTGCAATCGCAAAGGGAGAGCGAACCGCCGACTGTCTTGGGTAGCGTTAGACCAATAGGCAATGAGCAACCGCGAAGGTCAAGCGAGCCGCCGATCGACTCGGGTAGCTTCAAATCGGCGGGCAGCGTGCAACCGCGAAGGTCGAGCCCGCCGCCGATCGACTCGGGTAGCGTCAAACCAATAGGTAGCGTGCAGCCGTTGAGGTTGAGTATACCGTCTATTGGATTGGGTAGCGTTAATCCAACAGGCAACTTGCAGCCACTAAGGTTAAGTGAGCCACCAATCGTCTCAGGTAACTCCAAACTAGCGGGTAACACGCAGTTGCAGAGGTAGAGTGAACTGCCGACTGACTTGGGTAGCGTTAATTCGGCAGGCAATACACAACCACTAAGATCGAGCCATTCGCCTATCGTCTCGGGTAGTGTTAGACTGGCGGGTAGTGCACATCCGCTAAAGTCGAGACAACCGTCTATCAACTCAGGTAGTGTTAGGTTGGCAGGCAGCACGCAATCACCGAAATCGAGCCTGCCATGTCTCTCTAACACCTGTGCAATACAAGCCCTCAGCGCTTCTTCCCGCGTCGGGTATTTCGCTAGGATGGCCGACTTCAACACGTTGGGATTTTCATCGGGTATAGCACGCACCGTGAGGCTGGCGCCGTCGTCGTCTTCGAGCCATTCCCATTCTCGGTACGTCTCCGGCTTAAGGCCGAACGCCTCCACCGTACGCTCGTGGTGCCATAGGTCGGCGCAGAGCACTCGCGGGCACCGCTCCATCGTGACCACGCCGGATAAAAATTTGCACATTGTGATGGCTCCTGTTGCCTAGCGGATTATACGGTACTTGCTCAGGTCCAATGTTAAGCCTTCAGCCAGCTTGCAGCGCGGACCACACTATATTTGCTCAGGTCCAATGTTAGCCCCTCAGCCAGCGTGCAGCGACGAAGGTCAAGGCAACCGCCAATCGACTCAGGTAGCTTCAATCCGGCGGGTAGCTTGCAATCGCAAAGGGAGAGCGAACCGCCGACTATCTTGGGTAGCGTTAGACCAACAGGCAATGAGCAACCGCTAAGGTAGAGCCAGTCGCCTACCAATTTGGGCAGCTTCAAATCGGCGGGTAGCGTGCAACCGCGAAGGTCAAGCCCGCCGCCGATCGACTCGGGCAGCGTCAGGCCAGTAGGTAATGGGCAACCGCGAAGATCGAGCCAACCGCCTATCGACTTGGGTAGTGTCAATCCGGCAGGCAGTTTGCAGTCGTAAAGGTAGAACCACTCGCCGACCGACTCGGGTAGCTTCAAATCGGCGGGCAGCGTGCAACCGCAAAGGTCGAGACAACCGCCTACTGTTTTGGGCAGCGTCAAACCAGCGGGCAGCGTGCAACCGCGAAAGTAGAATGCACCGCCGATCGACTTGGGCAACGTCAAATCGGCAGGCAGCACGCAGTAACTAAGGTTGAGCCAACCGTCTATCGTCTTGGGTAGCGTCAGACCATCGGGTAGTGTACATCTACTAAAGTCGAGCCCGCCGCCGATCGACTCGGGTAGCGTCAGACCATCGGGTAGTGTACATCTACTAAAGTCGAGCCCGCCGCCGATCGACTCGGGTAGCGTTAGATTATCGGGTAGCGTGCAATCGCAAAGGGAGAGCGAACCACCTTTCTCCAACGTTTGTGCGATACAATCCCTCAGCGCGTCTTCCCGCGTTGGGAACTTCGCAAGAATAGCCGACTTCAGCACGCTGCTTTTTTCGCCCGGCGCGGCACGCACCGTGAGGCTGGCGCCGTCGTCGTCCCTAGTCCATTCCCACTCCCGGTACGTTTCTGGTTTGAGATCGAACGCCTCCACCGTGCGCTCGTGATGCCATAAATCGGCACAAAGCACACGAGGGCACCGTTCTATCGTGACCACGCCGGATAAGAACTCGCACATTAGTATAGCTCCCGTAGTTCGTAGTGGCGAGCGTACATCGACTATAGACCGTTGGCGATCGCCGCCAGGCTGTGCTGGGCCTTGGCGATCGCCGCCAGGTGCTCCTCTACCTGCCCCGTATTTGCTCCTATCCGATCGTACAGTTTGTCGATCTCGCCCAGCAATGAATGTAGCGAAGTGAGCCGTTTCGTGAGGCGATCCTTCAGCTCGGCCCGCGTGCCGTGGAGATACTTCGGGTCATCGTGGTGCCCGCAGTCCTCAGCCGAAGCGGGGGCGGAGAGGCGGCTGGAGCCGTTCGGCGGCGAGGTAGGCTCGGGCGTCTCGGCTTTGGGTGGCTTTTGCTTAGATGTTTTTGCCCGCTGCCGCTTCGAGGCGGCCGCCAAAGTGCCGGCCGCCGCGCCCCCCCCGGATAGTAGGGAAGGGTCGGCTGAGCCGACCCTTCCCCCCAAAAGTACCGTGTCGCCAATTTCCGCCCGGACCGAGGCAACTAGGTCGCGGCTGACCCGGCAGTGATCCGCGATCTCGCCGTTCGACTTCTCGTCCGACCGCGGGCACGACAGGGCCACTTCGACGGCCCGCCGCTTGTCCGCGTTTGTCCGCCGCCGGCCGGCGGTGTCGTGGTCAACGTTCGCGCCGGCCGCCAGCCACCTGGCGTCTTCGTAGCTGCCCTTGCGGACCTCGCAGTCGATCTGTTTGCGGCCCTCTAGGGTAAACGCCTCTATCGTGGCGAAGCCGTCATATAGCCAGTAGATGCCCTCGTCGTCCTTGCAGACCTTGGGGGGCGGCAGCTCCGTATAGACTTCCCGGTATTGTTCTACCGTTTCCGTGTCGACGCCCACTCGTCCCTGCGTGCTCTTGTCGCGGCGGATCAGGTTGATGGATAGCCGTTTGGTTTCAGCCATGCTCTAGCCTCCACAAAAAAAACGCGGCCGGTGGACAGGGAGCGACCTCGCAACACACTTCTATCCCATGCTGCTTTCGCAGCCCGGCCGCGCCATCGGGCAGTTCGGCGATCGTCATCTTGCGTCCACGATGCCTATTATACCTTCTCCCGGGCAATTTCGGCCGGAAACCCTAAATCGTTGCGGGGGTAGGAGTTAGGTTCCCTTCGGGAATCCATGGACGCTCGGCCGTCAAGGCTGCTATAATAGGGAGCATGAAGTGTGTTGCGAGAGTGCGGGATCGCGCCGGCGTTTGTCGCTAGTAACGACGGCTAAAAATCGAGAAGTGTGTTGCGAGTAGCCGAGATGGGGCCAGTGTCAACCGCGCGGGTGTGGTGACGACGGCTAAAATCTGAGAAGTGTGTTGCGAGAAATAGGACCGCCTCACGCCCATCATCCGGGCGTGACAACGGCTGAAGTCTGAGAAGTGTGTTGCGAGAGCAGCCTCTCGGTCAGTTTCGTATCCTCCTCACCTAGTGACAACGGCTGAAATCTGAGAAGTGTGTTGCGAATAATAGGCGCTATGTTGGCCATGAGCAGCCTCCCCCTAAAGATCCACGGTGGAAAGCACTACATGGCGAAGCGGATCGTCGGCCTGATGCCCCCGCACTTGCACTACGTCGAGCCGTATTTTGGCGGCGGTGCGGTGCTATTTGCCCGCGACCCGGACCGCGATTGGTACGAGGGTTCGCCGGAGTATGACGGCTCGGCGGAAATGCGCGGATGCAGCGAGGTGGTGAACGACATTAACGGGGGCCTGGTAAACTTCTGGCGAACGCTTCAGGACGACGACGCGTTTGCGGCCTTCTACCGGGTCGTTGAGGCAACGCCGTTCAGCCAAGCGCGGTGGCAAGCAGCCGTCCAGTACAACCAGGACAACATGCCCCGGGAGACGCCGTGCGTCGTTTCGGCTGTCAACTTCTTCATCCGCTACCGCCAATCTCGCCAGGGGCTCGGCAAGGACTTCGCCACGCTTTCGCGCAACCGGACGCGGCGGGGGATGAACGAGCAGGTGGCGTCCTGGCTTTCTACCGTGGAGGGTTTGCCCAAGGCGCACGAGCGGCTTAAACGGGTGGTGATACTAAATGACGACGCGATTGACGTGATCCGGCAACAGGATGGGCCGCGAACGCACTATTATATCGACCCCCCCTACTTGCACGAGACGCGGACGGCGACGCGCTGTTACGAGCACGAGATGACGGAGGAGCAACATGCGAAGTTGCTGGACGTGCTGGCCGGAATCAAGGGCACGTTCCAGCTTAGCGGTTATCATAACCGTTGGTATAATGCTACTGCGAAAGCGCGGGGCTGGCATTGCGTCGAGTTTGAACTGCCGAACAACGCATCGGGCGCGAAGACGAAGAGACGGATGACGGAATGCCTGTGGGTAAACTACCCAGTAGGGGTAAGCGGATGGTGCAAGGCGGCAAACGCGAATTGACGCTGGGGCCGCCGGCATACTACGCGCCCGTCTGCGTGCGGCGCCCGTGGGGATTTGTCGGTGGGCCGTCGGGCTACAAACGGATTCGGCCCGATCGAATACCCGACGGACCTATCATTGTGGAGTACCGTGATGGGACGACACAAGTATCGGCCCGAAGTGAGGCGGCGGGTGGCCGACCTGGTGAGGCTGGGAATCAGTGAAGCTGAAGTGTCCCGGCTGACGGGCGTGCCGGCGGGCTCGGTGTGGCGAATTGCCCGGGCGACGCCGCCCCCGGGGCGACGGGCGCCGGCAACAACGGTGGAGATAGAGGCCCGGCGGGCGCTGGCCAAACGACTGGCCGAAAAGCGGGCGAAGCTCGCGGGGGGCGGCAAATGACTCACGACATTCTGCTACACGCCCCCTGGGGATCGGACGCTCTGCTGACCGCCGTCGAGGCGACAATGGACACGATAGACGATGGCGAGTTCGCTGCCATCATAGAGGAACGTGAACGGCTGCATGGGCGAGATCTACCGCCGCTGGCCGAACCGGAACGAAAGTATTCGATGGCCGGTCGGGCCATTCTCCGGCCGGTGAGGCAAATCTCGGCGGCATGAGAATTGAAGTGTGTTGCGAGGTGTAGACATGGCCCGACGGCTATGGTAGAATGGACGGCATGAGGTTCGATCAACCAGCCAAGGAAAGAAAAGAGGCTCGCGGGTGAGAGGCCCCGAGCCGGTGAGACAAGGTGCAACACCACCTATGCCTACTAGCAGTATACCACACAAAACGCCCATAGTACAACCGAATCTCCCGTCGGTTGCGGTTTTTTGGGGCCCCCGCAGCAGGAATTGCCTGCCGGGGGCCCCTGCTCTTTCTGGATATACCCCCGGCGGCGGGGCTGGCGGAACTGCGAACCCACTCCGGGGCGTCCGCTGCCGGCCCCGTCTGGATGCTGTTTTTCCCCCCCAAACCAAACGGAGCGCCTATGGAAAACAGAACGGCCGGCCAACCTCGTGGATCAACCGGCCGTCCAGCAAACTTCGGCGGTACGCGGGGTGCCATCCCCCGACCGCCAGACTCGTTCGTCCTGAACTCAGAGGACGCGACGGCAATCCATCCGTCGCGGGTTATGGGCCGTGCCCTTTCTCCAAAAAAGCGGTGCGTTATCGGGTACTCACTCGCAGCACAACTGCATTGTACCATATCCTCGGTGGACGTAGCAAGACTATTTTGTCGAATCGGTCCAAATCGACCGAAGGGCTAGAGCGGCCAGACCGCGACCGGAACCCCCCGCCGCCCAGGGGGGAGTGGATAGATGGGCAAAACCATAATTCCGGGCTCTGCCAACCCCTGCATCCCGGTGGGGCGAAACCCGCAGCATGCGACAACCCGTCGAATCCACAGCCCTGTCAGGCCAACACACCTGGCACACGACAGTAGGGACGGACGAGTCACGGCAAACGGCAGCCGGCAGGCCAGGGAGAGCCCCGGAAGGGGGGGCTCTAGAGTTGACAGGGTGCTAGCACAGTGCTAGACTATATGGGAATGTAAGATTTCTCCGGAGTGTGTTGCGAGGATGGCTGTCCTGCTCTACCGCGGCAAGTCTTGGCTCTCCCGCCTGATCCAGTGGCGTACCTGGAGCCCCTACTCGCACGCTGCGTGGCTTACGCGGGGGGACGCCCGGGTGTGCGAGGCGTGGTGGCCGGATGGCGTTAGGATCGTTCCTGGGCTGTCCCGGGGGCACACGCCCGGGACGGTGATCGACGTGTACCAGGCCGACTTCGAGCGGGACCCGGCGAAGGCCGACGCGGTGACGGCGTTCTACGAGCGGCACGAGGGCGAGCGATACGACCTTTGGGGGATACTCGGATTTGCCGTCCGCAGGCGGTGCGATAAGCCGGGCTGGTGGTTTTGCTCGGAGATATTGCAGGCGGCGTGCGCGTCGATTGGCGAGCCGTTGGTGAACGCCGAGCCGTGGCGGACATCGCCGGGGCTGCTCGGGACGAGCACGCGGATGCGATATACTGGACAGATGGAGGTGATGTGATGGCAATCTGGCTAAAGTCTGCTGAACTCGCCGTCTGTATGTTCGTCGTGCTGGCGATTCCCGCCAAGGGTCAACGCAAGCCCGAAGAAGTCGGACCATATTTGCAGTCTATCTCGGTCAATGTCGTCTGTCCGAATGATGGGCAAGGTTCGGGCACGATTTTCTTGAGCGAGATCGAGAAGACGCCAACAGTTTGGATACTCACGGCTCATCATGTGGTCGAGAAGTTGCGGGAAATCAAAACCGTCATTGGTTCGGATGGCGAAGAGCGTAAGCAGATCCGCTACCGGGACGCCCAGATAGTCCAGGAACAGGTTGAGAACGGCCGTGGCGTGGGGGAAATCAAATACGATGCAAAGGTCGTGAACGTTGATCCTGCGAGGGACATCGCCCTATTGCGCGTTCGCAAGGGTGACTTTACGAAAGTCGGCGGCGAGATGTACTTGGACGAAACGATTCCGGCGCCGGGGACGCCGCTTTATCACGCTGGCGCGCCTGGCGGAAAAGAAATTGGCGGGACTTGTTCACTCACTTCGGGGATTCTGAGTCGTCTCGGTGTTCGCATTCCTGATTTCGGCGGCTCGCAACATGGCATATTCGATCAGACGGATTGTGCAGGGTTGCCCGGATCGTCCGGCGGCCTTGTCGCTTTGCGTAGCGACGGGCGATGGGTAGGGATGATTACCCTTGGTCTTCGTGGTGGTGGCGACTCGTTTCATTGGGTTGTTCCTGTGCGGAGCGTTCGTATCTGGGCAAAGGAAATCGGAGTCGAGTGGCTTTTCGATCCGAAACTACCGCGACCGACAAAGGAAGTCGTTGAGAAGATTCCCCTCGAATTGAATCCGGCGGGGTTTGCGTCGGCGGGAAAAAGGAAATCGCCTACGCCAGCGGAGACGGAAGCGAGAGGATATACACCACGCTACCTAAACGGAAAACTGTTCAGATTTCGTTTGGAATAGCGAAAGGCCAAGGCGATGAAGCTGTCAACAACAGAAGCCATCGTGATGAGTCTGTTTGGGTTGGCCGTCATTTTGGCGATCATCGCCGGACGCCCCACGAGTGCAAGATCCAGCACCGACGTAAAGCTGTCCGAACACGACTGGTGCGAACGGCTGGCCGACAAGTACGGAGCCGAAACGGAAGTAATGTTGTGGGATCGCTCGCGGTGCGACCTCGTGACCGAGACGGAGGCGATTGAAGTAGATCGTGCTAAGAAGTGGGCAGAAGCAATCGGCCAAGGCCAATACTACGGGTTGGTGCTGCGGAAGCAGCCGGCCGTATTACTGCTTGTCGAAGATGGCGAAGAACGGTTCGTCTGGCGATGCCAGGCGGTGTGCGCGAAACTGGGGATGCCGTTGTACGTGGAGAGGATTGACCGATGAAATCCTGGGCCGCAGAACTCATCGTCTACGTGCTCGCCGTGCTGGCGATTCTGGCCGCGGCAGCGCATGGCGCAACTCCTCATCCCTCCGTCTGCCGGATTGGCGTAGTGCACGGCAACGGGACGAATAGCTACGGTTCGGGCACCTATGTTGGCGACGGGCTCGTGTTGACGGCCTCCCACCTGTTCAACGATGGGGTCGTAGAGATCCAGGCACGGTGGACAACGGGCTCCATGCGCGGTCTCCAACTGGTTGGCCGTGATCTAGTGTGGGATCTGGCTGTTCTGCAATGCGCCTTTTTGCCGAAGATCGCGACGGTGAAGTTGGCCGACACGCCGCCACAACCTGGCGATACGCTTATCGGAGCGGGCTGGGGCCCAGATTCCACTTATCGTGAGTGTCGGGGTACGATGATTGGGCGGGTCAACACGACCGGCACTACGACCAGCGAAATGATCGAAGTCCGTGGATCGCTTCGCAACGGCGATTCAGGCGGGCCGATTTTCAACGAGCGGGGCGAATTGGTAGCCGTGTTTTGGGGCACGGACGGCCGAACTTTCGTCGGCACGTTTGGCGAACGGCTACGCAATCTCCTTCGCCGCTGCGGGAGCGGATCACGACAGATCCGTCCCTATCCTGGGGCGAGTCCGAACTACACTTGCCCTCCAGGCTATATCTGTCGGCCGGCGCCGAATTACGGGACGATTCGGCGCCGGCCGACAACGCCTACTCCTGTGCCGCAACCCCAAGGTGGCGGCTACCATACCGAGGAAGTGCCGCCTTCGCAGCCTCCGCCCTCGACGACACTTCCGTCTCCGTCGGCGTCCCAGTTGAAGGATTTTTTGGAGGCCCAACATGCACTGGCGGCGCAGATCGACAGCCTTGCAAAGCGACTTGCCGCTGTCGAAAGCACTGCTGGGAAAGGCGAGCCGGGACCCCGGGGGCCGCAAGGACCGCCTGGCGAGCGTGGGCCGATGGGCTTGCCGGGGGCGCCGGGCGAGCGAGGCCCTCCGGGGCCGCAAGGACTGCCGGGTGGAGCGATCAGCGCGGCCCCCACGATTGATCTTGACAAGCTAACCACACAGGTGATTGCGAGGATACCGCCGATTACTCTGCGTTCTGCGGAACGCCCCGAGAAGGGCGGCTATGAATACTGGAAGGCTGAACTGAAACCCGGCTCCGATGTTCGCTTGCCGGGGATCGAAGTCCAACATCGAGACCAGAAGGACGGTCCTATTACCGCGATCGAGCAGGTTCATCTTGCCGACGTGCTCACGATATACGAAGAGTCAATCACGAAAGCGGTTCGTGATCTTGTAAAACCCGAAGCATTGAAGTGAGGTGCGACGTGGCACCCGCGACCATCAACACCGTAACGCCCGGCGACGGGCAAGGAGATGACGCAGTGAGTACAGTTTTGGAAGAACACGCCAGTGGCGACATTGATGGCGATTGCCTCCAGGTCATTATTGAAGACATGGCCAAGGGGCACACGGCTTTTGTCGAAGACCAGGCGGCCAACGAAGAGACGATGGGCCAGATTGTTGACTTTGCCTCTGGGCGCAAGTTCGATGAAGTTGGCCCCATCGAAGCGGCGGCGGCCGAGGTGATTATGAAAAAGAAGCCGTGATCGCCTAGCGACCATGCCTTTCGTGTGAACGTACCAAGTTCTTCTTCGCTGAAATAGGAGCGTACAGACTATGGCACTTCCTGAGAACGTCAAAACACTCATCAAGACGTCGGCCCACTTGAGCCATCAGAAGCACATCAATTCGGTTCGGGCCGGCATCGGCCATGCGAACCGGACCCTCCGTGCGGTGGCCATCAAAGTTGCCGATGAACCTGGACCGGCCGAGGCTCGGGCCATCGACAAAGTGCTCCTCTTGCCGTAAGGGGTCAACATGAGCGGCTTGGGAGACGATTTCCGCAAACGCGCCGCGGAGAACAACGCTACGGCCGAAAAGTTGTTTTCTGCGGCGGAGTTTGCGACCGACCGCAAGGCCCAAGCGGCTGCGGTGATCGCGAAGGTAACGGCCAACATGCTTTCCATCATGGGGGAGTTGGTCGATTATCTGCGAGAATCAGAAACCGTGGAGGACAGCGCGCTTCGGCGGAAGCGGATCGCGGACCGAGCCGATGCCATCCGAAAAGCCTTTGTCGCGGGAGCAACTAGCGGTGACTTCACCAACTACGACCGACTCGTCGACGAGTTCGCCGAATCCCTTGGAGGCGGCGAAAGCGGCGGTGACTGAAGCACTTGAGAGCAAAGCGGGACTCGCAAGGTTGACTCGCATGGTTGGACTCGACGCAATCGTCGGCGGCATGGAGGAAGAAAACCGAATGGTGCGAGAGCAGTCCAAGGCGTTGCATCGAGATCTGTTCTACGGGAAAAAGGACGGGGGATCTGGGCCGCCGGAGGAAGATAACCCGATGCGAATCATGGCTGCGCGCGACGTGCATATACACGAGCCGGCTGGTCCCGCGGGTCAACCTGGGCAGCCCGCTACAGCAAGCCCCGAAAAGGGCCTCGTAGCCAAAGCTCTACCGTACGTTGCGGCTGGTCTGCTAGCCGGCGGCGGGCTCGGAACCGCTATCCCGTGGTTGCTCGGCGCGTACAACTCGCAGACGGCCGACCAGCCTGCGTCTGCCGAGTACGTCGACACGACCACCTCCATCGGTATCGGCGGGGGCGAGCCGACGCTGGAGTGGTGAGGGGCTGTTCGTCGCGGCGGAGCGCTCGCTCGCAACATACTTCTCAGTATAATTGTATTGCACCATTCTCCGGTAGACGTAGCAAGAGGTGGCGACATGGCGGACAATAGGCGGAAGTCGCCGGCGGAGCGGCGAAACAAGGCGATTCTAATCCGGGTCACGGCCCGCGAGCGGAGGGAGCTGAGCCAGCGTGCCCGGGCCACGAGCCGGAGCGTGTCCGATTTTCTGGTCATCCAGGCCCTGGGCAAGCGTATGTCGTGACTCCTAACCTCAACTCCGACAACAACTTACGGCGATTGCCGAATTTATTTTGGCAAAATACCCGATAGACTATTGACATACGATGTCTATCTGGTATCGTATGGCTTAGGAATGTGTTGCGAGTGAGTGCGAAACCACGAAAATGGAGGGCGAGGACATGACGCGACCAGAACACCGCATTGCGGCACCGTCGGTGCTGCTAGACGTGATCGAGGCCGAGCACCAGGAGCGGAGGCGGCGGCACGATCTCGACGGCCGCAAGTCGTGCGACTGCTGCGGCCGGCCGCTGGGGTATTTTCGGCAGCACTTCCGGGAGGGGGGCGAATGGTGGGCAGTCTGCTCCGGATGTTGCGCGGGGCGGCTGCGGGACTATCTACGAGGCGAAGGCGGCGGCGTCCCCCGGGCGATAGGGCGGCGGACCGTGGCCGAAGCAATGGGAGCGAACGCATGAGTATCGAGATGCATTACAACGACGGGCGACTGGACAAGATCAACGTGCACGACGTGAGCGGCACCGACGTGATCGACTGCCGCAACAGGCCGAGCGGGATGGACTTCGTCGCCATCAGTATCCAGGCAGCAGACGAGCAAAGGGTCGAGCTGTTCTGCCCGCCGGACGTGACCCGGATGCTGCACCACCAGCTCGACAGGCTGTTCGTCGGCGACGCCGTGCGGACCCGGTTTCGCGAGTTGTTCGGCGAAGACTTAACGATCGACGCTCTCAATGCTTTGGCCGAGAAACTACACCAGGCTGTCCCGGTTGATTTCCCGGCAGAGGTCGACCCGGTGGCCGCGATTGACAGGAGCGGATGATGGGCGAATCGACAAAATGGGAATTTCAGGTTGGCGCCACAAGTGGGTGCAATAGGCCCAGAATCAGGACGCATGGGCTGCGGCTTAGGGCGGACGTGACACGGGAAGCACTGGTACTAGGCGTAGTCATTAGGGAAGCGCCGGGCGAAGACGTAGGCGTATCCCATTTTCTAACGCTTGAGCAAGCTCGGTCTTTAGGGCAATCACTCAAGACGGCCATCGAGCAGGCCGAGGATCTGGAGGTGAGCCGTGCTAACGCTGACTGATCAGCAATACGACGTAGACCTGCGGCCTGGCGACACGATCCGGGCGACGGTGGCCGAGGAGGTCGGCGGCCCGCAGATCGAGGGAATGGTAACGCGAGTGGACGAGCACGGCTGGTACGTCGACCTGACCGTGCACGTCGGCGGCCGAACGGCCCGGCTGCGGCTGTATCGCCAGCCGGAGGACCGAAGGCACTCACCGGTTATTGCCTGCCGGCTGATGAGTCGTCGGGATTGGCGGGCTATCGCCAAATACTCGCAACACACTTCTTAGCACGAATGCATTGTACTATTCCTCGGTGGACGTAGCAAGGGGAAAGGAGAGTGTTGTGCAAATTTCCAACATTCGGGTCGGCCTGGCGACCAATAGCAGCAGCACACATTCGCTAATATGGCTGCCGGGATACACCAAAGACGTGGCTCCCGAAGACGGAAGATACGCGTTCGGGCGAGACATCTTCGTCTGCGCGACAACGGAGGCCAAGGCGAAATATCTCGCCGCAATGGTCTACATGACGTGTAAGGGAATACTTGGGGATAAGTTCGCTGCGAAGTGCGTCGTGGAATCGTTGTTCGGCGTCAAGATGCCTCCGCTGGACAAGCACGGACACCTTAACGCCTATGTCGATCACCAATCGTCTTGGGCATTGCCGAACAACTGGGATGGGCGCGGGCTGAATATCGAGTTTGTTCGGGATCTGGAGAAGTATATCCTGACATCCGGTATCGTGATATGCGGCGGCGACGATAATGTCGATGAATACTGCCCGCTGTTGGACATGGGATCTTGTGCTGATCCGCCCGGGCTTAACAATCTCGCGGAGCAGTGGGGTAGTCTTGTTGCGAGAAAGGATGGCGACTGGTGGGTGCTGTTTAATCGGAAGACCGGGACCAAGATTCGCATCAACCTCGTGCCGTATCCGGATGCGCAACACGATAATTATCCCATCTACGAGAAGGCAACGTGGCCTGAACTGGTGGACCTGAAAATCACGGACCGTTGCGAGCGAGGCTGTCCGTACTGCTATCAGGGATCAACGGCTGAAGGGCAGCACGCGAACTTTGACAACATTTTCCAGTTGCTACGGCGATTAGGGGAAATGCACGTCTTCGAGATTGCCATTGGTGGGGGCGAACCGACGCTGCATCCCCATTTCGTGAGCATTTTGGAGTCCGCGGCCCACCAAGGCATCGTCGCCAACTTTTCTACAGGTTCGCTGGATTGGATGACTGCCGAAGACCCGATAGTCCTATGGTTGCGGGAGCATCCCGGAAGAGTGGCGTTCTCGCCGCTGAGCAATTGGGAGATCTGCAAGTTTGCGGAGGCAGGCTGCCACGCGAAGCTGCCCAAGGGAAAACTTGCGGTCCATGTCGTTCTGGGGTCGCCGTACGCGGAATACTGCATACGCGATGCCGAGCGCATGGGGCTAGACGTGGTGCTACTGGGATGGAAACCGGAGGGGCGGGCGCAGGGCAAAGAACCCCGGGACTATTCCGACTGGATGGACTGGGTTCGCAAGGCCGATCTGCAACACGTGTCGATCGACACGGTGGTGGCGCAGGAGTTTTCCGTTCAGCTCGCAAAGGTAGTCCCCGACGTGTGTATTACGACGCTAGAGGGCAAATTCAGCATGTACATGGACGCGGTGGCCAACAAGATGGGGCCTTCGTCCTACTGCGATGCTGCCGAGATGGTTGCGATCCCGGACACCTGTGAAGAGATCGCGGAGCAGTTCGCCAAGTGGTAGATAGTAGCGGAGGATAGGCGGATGCCCAGGCAACCCGGCCAAACCAAAATTACCCAAGCGGATATTCTTGAATTCCGCCGACTTCGGGCTGCCGGTCTCACAATGCGCCAAATTGCACACGAGACCGGTTGGAGCCATACTAGCATCGAGGAGTATCTAGCGGGCAGGCGGAGCATTCGACAACAATCGGCGAAGTCAAAATCTGTCAAGAAATCTGTCGAGGAATGTGTGGGATGCAGGGCATTGCGACAGCTCGTCCTGGCGGGACGTGAAAATCCGAGCGAGTGTCCAGTGTGCGGCAAGTGGATTGAAAGCTAAGGGACCGACCACAAATGGTGGACGCCTTCGTCGACGGCCGGGGCGTGCCTTTCGCCCGGTACCGAGAGCTGCTGCCGAATCTGGCCCGGAATTTTCCCCCAGCCAACCGGGTGCGAGATCGGGACTTCGGTCGGCGGATGTACTATGACTGGCAGTGGTGCCAGGTGTGCGGCGCCTTGGGCCGGAGGGGGGCGATCCTGGAAATACACCACATGTTCGCCGGCCGGCACGGAAAAAGCGACGAACTCTGCGCTGTAATTATGTGCTGCCGGGAGTGCCACGAGCGGTACGGGCCGCAGAGCGAGGCGAACGTGGGGCTCCTGCTGTTCCGCAAGTGGGCAACGGATGCGGTCCACACGGACTGGGTGCGCTCGGCTATCCTCCGTCGCCGATTTCTGCCGGACCTGGCGGTCGACTGGGAGGGGCATCGCCGCTACATGCGACGGATAGGCGAGCCGGCTTGGAAAACCTGCGGGAAAATGGTACAATAGGGGTACTGATTCTGAACATGGAGGTAACGGCTATGCTGATGCTCACGAGGAAAAAGAACGAGAAGATCGTGATCGGTGACGACATCACGATTACTGTCATGGAGATCAAGGACGGCATGGTGAGGCTTGGGATTAACGCCCCCAAGGAGATACCGGTCCACCGCCTAGAGATCTACAAGGCGATCGCGCGGAGCGAGGGCGGGCCGGGGCTCCGCCACAACGATCCGCACAGGGGGAAGCGAGATGACGCCTGACGAGCGGACGGCCCGGCGAGCGCTGAAAGCCCTACTCCGCCGGCTGCGGAAGGCCGAGTCCAAGTTTGTGGACCGGCGTGACGTGGAACAGCAGGCGGCGTGGGCCGCGGAGGCGAGGGAGATACGTGCGACGGCCGAGGAGTTGGACGAGCACCTCGCCAACGACCGCGTGTACGGGCACCTCTACGGGGAGTGCCTGTCGGAAGCCGTGTCGCACGTGCTGTTGGCCCTGGTGGCGGTGGCGAACGACGCGACGTTCGGGGCGGGGCGGGAGGCGTTCCGCGAGCACGTGCTCGCGGCGAAGAAGCTGCTTCGCGAGAAGAGATCACGGGAGAAGCGTGTTCCGGAGCCGAGCGGATGAAAGCCATCACGATATCCCAACCATACGCCTCAATGATCGGCACAGAGAAGTGGGTAGAGAACCGCTGCTGGCAACGCATGCCATCCTACCGTGGACCGCTTGCAATCCATGCGGGTAAAGGTACGCAATACCTGAGCCGCGATGAGCTGCGAGAATATCCGACAGGAGCGATTGTCGCGGTGGCGGAGTTGCTGAATTGTTTACGCCCCGACGTAGTTCGTCGGAGACTGAATGACTGTTCGTTAACCCTCGACCGTTTGGTTGCCCCCGAAGGCCCGACGGTCGAAGAGTTCTTGGCACACGAACACACCGAAGGCCCGCTTTGCTTGGTATTGGGGAAAGTGCGGAAGTTGAAACAGCCCGTGCAATGCAAGGGAGCGTTGGGGCTTTGGGATGTGCCGAACTGGCTGGAGAAAAAGATCCTAGAGCTCGCAACACACTTTTCAGCATAATTGCATGGTACCATAACCAAGAGCAGAAGAAAAGGATCACGGGGGAAGCGTGCTCCGGAGCATTCGCTTCCGCCCAACTATGCGTAGTCGAGAATGTATCGGTGTACCCCTTCCCTATAGGCTTGCCCCATGGGGGGCCTGACGCGACGTGTCGATAGCTCCGGGGTCAGCCCACGCTGCTGCTCCGTCGGCGTGGACGCGGTTCGAGACACGGCCGTTGCGGTGGCGAGCCACAACCCTTTAATACGGGATTCTTATTGCGAAGCCATTGGGACCAGGGCGTAGGGGTAAATGCACACAACCTGTGCCCGTTGCCTGGGAAGAAACCGCGATGACGCGGAAAGAACCCCTTTGGGGTGCCGAGACTCTCGGGCCGAGTTGAAGGCCCGCCGATTTGTGACTCGCCTCTTTTTGTAGGGAGAAAGTGGCGACGCGACATAACCCAAACTCCGAAACTAGACTCTCTGGAAAGCCAGTGCCGACAGAATACCGCATGCACAAGGACAAGTCAAGACCATACTCCGGCGGCGGGTTTGCGACATCCCGTAAAGCCCGCCAGTGCCGCCAAGGCCCTGTCTCCGAACTGGAAAGCCGGATCTGCCATTGGCGGGAGCTGTTTTCACTGGCGGGTCACGCCGGAGATTTGCGAAAGTATCCCCCTAGATATGGGGATCGGTGTTCAAACAAGCCCACAAGCCGACAATTCATGGGGGACAAAAACTGTCCCTGCGAAGTGATCTGACCGCAGAAGGACTCTCCCCTGAGTCAGTGTTGGCCGTACTTGAGAATGCGAGTACGGATCATCCGGTGAGGCGGAGAATGGTGATCGAAGCGGAGGTCCTACCGTTTGCGCCTGACGAGCGTAGCCGGCTCAATGTGGTCCTCCGTCGCTTCATTGAGGACCATCGCAACAGTGATGATCCAGAGGACCTGGTCGCAGTTGCTTCGGCGATTCGGAAGTACGTCGCAACGATGCACGGAGGTGATTTAGGGGATTTGGCTGTCCTCTTGGCCAGCGATCAAAATGCCACGGTTCCGCTGGAAGTGGAACTGGAGGTAGCCAAGACCCTTGTGCGGAAGCTGACTTCACAGCCGCCGGAGGAACCGGATAGCGAGCCCGAGCTGGGTGATCGTCTGATGGAATTGGCAAGCACTTACCTGAATGCGCGTCTCCTCTCGCGCGAGAAGTACGGCGCCGTGGCACTCAACGTCGTGCTTGCCCTTCTGCTGCTGCGTAGCCGGCACGTGGCGGATCTGTTGCGTCTGCTAAGCAACCTTCGCGTCCCCTGGTTCACGCAACTCGTGGTTCGACGGGCGAGCCGCGTCCGGGGCGACCAACATTTTTCCCCTTGGAATAGCGTAGGTGGCTAAGGAGCCTGAGCGTGTCTGACGCCAATTTTGCTCGAATCAGCGGGACCCGGGAATGGTCGGTCGAGTCCGACAACGTGGTCCTCGGCTGTACTCACAAGTGCCGCTACTGCTACGCCAGGGCCAACGCTGTCCGGCGGCGGCAGATTGGCAGCTACGAAGAGTGGGGGGAGTCATACAACCGCGTTCGGCCGGCGCAGCTACGCAGGCGCCGCAAGCCCGTCAACGGCCGGGTGATGTTTCCGACCACCCACGACATCACGCCAGAGCACCTCGCGCCATGCCTCGAGGTGATCCGCAAGCACCTCCGGGCGGGCAACGAGCTGTTGATCGTCAGCAAGCCGCACCTGGAGTGCGTCCAGGCAATTTGCCTGGAGGCGCGGATGTTCCACGAATTGATCCTGTTCCGCTTCACCGTCGGGGCAATGGAGGAGTCGATCCTGGCGTATTGGGAGCCGGGCGCCCCGACGTTCGAGGAACGGCTTGCCTGTTTGCGATACGCCCATAGACAAGGCTACGCCACCTCGGTTTCATGCGAGCCGCTGCTTGACGCGGACAATGCGGTCAATCTCTTCCGCACAGTAGAGCCGTACGTCAGCGACACAATTTGGATCGGCAAGATGAACCAGCTTCGGAGCCGGTGCATCCCAGGCACTAGCGAAACGGAGTTGCGGCGGATCGAAGCGGGGCAAACCGACGAAGCTGTTCAGCGGATATATGCAGCGTTGAGGGACGAACCCAAAGTGCGGTGGAAGGAAAGCTACAAGAAGGTGCTCGGCTTGGACTTGGCGGAAGTGGCCGGCATGGACGTGTAGCCCCCCCAAAAACCGCAAAAACGAAAGGTATACAAAGCAACCATGCCTCAGCCTTGCATAGTCGAAAAGGTGCCGATCGACACGGTAGGGCCGGACCCGGCCAACGTGAGGCTGCATCCGCCGCGGTCGATCGACGCGATCAAGGCGAGCCTACTTAGGTTCGGGCAGCAGCGGCCGATCCTCGTGAGCCAGGACGGCGTGATCCGCGCGGGCAGCGGAACGTGGCAAGCGGCGTGCGACCTCGGGTGGAGAGAGATCGAAGTCCGCTGGACGGACCTGGAGGGGATGGAGGCGACGGCCTACTCGATCGCGGACAACCGCACGGCCGAGCACGCCGAATGGGACGAGTCCGGTCTGGCGGCCCTGCTCCAGGCCATGCAGGACGACGCGGAGCTGCTGGCGGCGACGGGGTTCGGGGACGAGGATTTGCACGAGCTACTCGCATTGCCAAGCGACGGGGAAGCGGAGGAAGCCCCTGAGCCGCAGGTTGACCGGGCGGCCGAGTTGCAGGCGGAGTGGGGGACCGAGCGCGGCCAGCTCTGGGAGATCCCGGGCAAGGCGGGCGTGCATCGGGTGTTGTGCGGGGACTCGACGAAAGCGGAGAACTGGCAAAAGTGTGAACTTGTTGTTACATCGCCGCCGTACCCTGCGGCTGAGATGTGGAATGAGCAAGGCGAGGGCGGCTTTACAGACAACATTTCACGGTTGTACGAACTCGGCGATGCCATCTATGGGTTGTGCCGAGAGTTTGCTGCGGTGACATGCCCGCAGGTAAAGCGAAGCAAGAGTGGGTTCATGTCCATTATATTGAGTTGGCCGAACGTCTTGGCGACTTAGTCCGATATGTCATTTGGCGCAAAGGGATTACAAATCCGCTCCCACCAATCAGCTTTATGCGCCGGCCATGTGTTCCCCATTTGAGCCATGAATACGTTCTCGTCTGTTACCACAACGGCCGCACGATCAGGGAGAAAAAGCATGGATTGCACGGAGAAGATCACAATCACCAAATGGACAGTATTTGGAGCATTGCCCCTGCGTCGGCAAAGCAGGTAGGACATAAGTGCCCGTTCCCAGTAGAACTGGCGGCTCGGTGTATCCGACTTTTTTCGATCGAGGGCGATGCTGTGCTTGATCCCTTCCTCGGTTCCGGCACCACCCTTGTCGCTTGCGAGTAGCTTGGCCGCATCGGGTACGGGATCGAAATCTCTGAGGCGTACACAGCTGTAACGCTTCAGCGGCTCAAAGATCTGGGCCTAGAACCAAAACCGAGTAAGAGTGGCAACATCCCCCCCGAATAACGGAGTCCCCTAGATGGGCGCCAACGGCAAGATGCAGCGTGCGACGGCCCAGCGGGCGGCAAGAATAGCCGAGGCCCTGCGCCTCCGCCGCGATTTCGGCATGACGGACAAACAGATTGCCAAGCAGATGGGGCTGGGTGTGACAACCATCCAGCGGTACTTCTCCCAGACGATGGCGCAGTGGCGAAAAGCCGTCCCAATGGCCGTCGAGGCGGCCCGGGCCCAGTCCGACGCCCGGCTCACCAAGCTGCTGGAGGAGTGCCTGGCGGAGTACGAGCGGTCCAAGCAGCCGATGAAGAAGGTGATCCAGGAGCGGGAGGCGGTGCCCGGGGTGAAGCCCCAGGACTGGCCGGTGGTGAAGACACGGACGGAGATGACGGACCGGTGCGGCGACACGGCGTACATCGAGAAGGCGCTGCGGGCGATCGACATGCACATTCGGCTGTTCGGGTTGTATAAGCCCGTGCCGCAGGAGTTGGACGTGAACATGGAGGGCCGGATAGCGTCGGTCTTCGCCCTGGTGCAATACGCGGAGGAGCGGTCCCGGCCGGAGAACCTGCCGACGGTGATCTCGGCGGACGGCCGGGAAATGGTGCGCGGACCGGACGGGGTGCCGATGCTGCCGGGGGACGGGGGCAACGGGAAGCCGGCGAACGCGGAGGGGGACGATGCCGGAGCCGAGTGACGCGGGGCAAGGCGCCGGCCATATCCTCCGCCGGTGGGTCGACACCCCCGAGGCTTTCTTCGCCGCGGTATGGCCGGGATGCAGCTACTGGGAGAAGCAGCGGGAGATTTTGCTATCCGTCCGGGACAACTACTCTACGGTGGTCCACTCCTGCGTGGAGTCGGGGAAGGACTGGATCGCGGCGAGGCTGGTCCTGTGGTTCTTCTCGACGCGGCACCCTTGCCGCGTGATATGCACGTCCTCCAGCGTCGGGCAGCTCCGCCGCGTCCTCTGGGGCGAGATCGACAGGGCCTTCCGCGACACCGCCATCCCCCTCGGGATCGACAAGAAGCACATGATGCTTCGCCGGCTCGACCCGGCGGGGCGGCCCTACGCGAACGACTGGGTGCAGCTCGTGTCGGTGGCTGCCGTCGAGAACCTCATGGGCACGCACCTAGCGAGCGACGACGACACGCCGCGCATTCTTGCGGTCCTCGACGAGGCGAGCGCGGTGTCCGACGAGCTGGCCGAGCTGATCGAGTCGCAGGCCCACCGCATCCTTGTGATCGGCAACCCGCTTCGCATGTCGGGCCGCTACGCCAACATGATCCGTGGCGGGGACGTGGTGGACGAGTTTCGCCCCGGCAGGTTTCGCCGCCGCGTGATCCACATCGACGTTCGCAAGACGCCCAACGTGGCGGCCGGCATCGCGTGGGACAAGGAGGGGCGGCAGGGGCCGTGCCCCCGCCCATTTCCCGGGCTCATGTCGTATCCCGACTACGTTCATCACCTTCGCGAGTGGCCCGAGTTTCGGATCACCACGTGCCTGTACGGTCAGCTGCTGGAGGACGACGCGAGCCAGCTGCTCGTGCCGCGGCGGTGGCTGGAGTACGGCCAGACGGCCTGGGGCGAGGTGGATCGGGACCACCGGGCGACGTTGCCGAAGTACATGGGGGTTGACGCGGCGATGGGCGGCGGGGACCTGGCGTGCTGGATCGTGGTGGATCAGCTCGGCGTCTGCGACATCCGCACGCTCGCGGCGGCGGGATTCGCGGACGAGGAGGGGATCCCCCAGACGGGAAAGCAGCTCGACATCACGCGGCAGATGCAGGCCAAATGGGATATTCCCTGGGAGAACATCGCGGTGGACGCGGGCGGCTCCGGCAAGCCGGCGATCGTGGACCCGCTGCGAAAGGAGGGTAAGCGGGTGGCGGCGGTGGAGTTCGGGGGCGGCGCGTCGAAGCGGCACAAGAAGGAGTATGTCAACCGCCGGGCCGAGCTGTACGGCGAACTGGCCAAGCAGATCGACCCCGGGCTGGAGAGAGAGACGGATGGAGACGAGGACAGCCCGCTCGTGCCGCGCAAGTGGCTCTCCGTCGAGACGGAGAGCGGCCGGCGGCGGTGGGAGCGGGCGTTCACGCTGCCGCCTCACGGCAGGCTGCGGGCCGATGTCGAGGCCCTCGTCGACGAGCTGTCGCTGATCCCCCGGTTGCACGACGGCGAGGGCAAGATGTTTTTGCCCCCGAAGGACCGCAAGGCCGGGCAGAAGACGGGCCAGTGCCTACGGGAGATGCTGGGGCGATCGCCGGACCGGTCGGACGCCTGCGCCCTCGCTGTGTGGCGGATGCGGACCCGGCAGCGGGCCTTTCGCCGGCTCCAGGCGTACGAGCCGGTGGACCCGAACTTCGACGTGCGGAAGACGAAGGCGTGGAAGCGGATCATGGGGTAGATGGAGGAAGCGGCAGCGGCATCCAATGGGTAATCTTGCCGGCCCAGAAGTGGTGTATCACTTCCCATCGCTCGTGGCGGAGGCAGTACCAGGCTGTGTGAATGAACGGCGACTTTGGATTGGCGCTCGGGGCGAAAACGAGATAGACGTTGTCCTCGGTAGGCTTGGCGTCGTCCATCGAAATCCACCGCGAGCATGGCCTCGGCGAGCCCGGCGTCGGCCCGCTCCCGTCACAGGTGCATTTGCGGGGCGGAGGCCCCGGCGGCGGTGGTGGAGGAAACGGGCCTTTGGGTGGCGGTCCCGGTTTGGCGTACCCCGATCCACCGCACGCGTCGCACGGCACGGTGCGCCAGAATTGCCACCAGCGCCGGTTCGGATCGGGCATCCGGCCGGTGCCCGGGCGACTGCCGGTCCAGCCGCATTTTCGGCAGTAGGTATGCCCCATTAGAGATCCTCCTCCTCGCCGCTTACCAGCTCGGCCATGAGTACACGACCGTTGATCGGGGGCGCTGGCGTCAGCTCGATCGGTGCGCCGTCCAGGTTGGCGAGCACGTTGCGCTCGCGCAATCGCTTGTCGAGCGACTGGGACTCGCGGCGGACGCGGCGGAAGACGAAGTTGTTCCCCTCGACCGTGAACAGCCGGCAGTCGGCGAACTCGCCCTTGCGGGCCCGCAGCCCGGGCAGGACGGCGGCGTTCGGCAACTGGGCAATCTTGTAGGCCCGGGCGTTCTGCCGGCTCTGTTCGGCTGCCAGCAGCGGATACGGGCCGCCCGTACAGCCGTAGGGGCATAGGGCCCCGCTGACGATGTTGATGAGTCCGGCCCCGCACTTGGGGCAGACGGTGACGGAGATAGACATGGCACTTTCCCTCTTGCTTGCTTGCCCACTACACACTTCAGCTCGCAACACACTTCGTGAATAGTATGGACGACTATTTGTGCCGGGCTGCTTGCTCTCGCCGTCGTCCAGGGCGGCACACCGCACCGTGCCCGCTTGGTGGCAGCCGCCTCTAGCCGAGCCTTGGCTGCAATTTTCACGCATGCTCGGCCTGGCGCGTTTTCTCGCCCGCGACACACTTCAGGATCAACTTGACAATCCAGTCTATATCTATCATTATACTAGCATGTGGCGAACTGTTCGGACCGTCGAGGAAATTTTATGGCGCCTGTGGACCGGGCTAGCAAGGCTGGCGGGCCGGTGCTGGGCGGCCGCGTGGCGAGCCCCGTGGATTGCGCGGGGATGGCTGTGGGGCGGCCTGGCCAGGCTGCTCCGGCGGGTCGTGCGGCGGCTGGGCCGCTGCCGGTCGTCCGCCGAGGAGCGACGCCTGCGGGCCGAGCTGAAAGTGGTGCGAAGCCGCCTGGCCGGCGTGGCCGGGCGGCTGGCGCTGGCCGAGGAGGACGCGGCGGTCGAGATCCGCCGGCTGCGGGAGGCGCTGGCCGAGGCGGAGGCCCAGGTGGCGGCCAGGACGGCCGAGGTCGAGGCGTTCCAGGCGGCGCACGAGCACACCATGGCCATGTTTGCGGCCCACACGGCGGTATTGAACGCCTGTGAGGCGATCGGGGGAATGGTGGCCCAACCAAGGAGACGCGCATGACCGCTATCGCCGCCGCCGAACGTGCCACCAGGCTCAGGGCCCAGAGCCGCGCCCGCGTAGCTCAATTCCGCGCCGTTGCCGACGCCGGGCTCGCCGAGGGAGGCGTGGCCCTGGGGCCCTTGGTGCCGACCGTGGCCAGAGACATGGGGGCCGAGGACGACTATCTTCGGTTCCGCGGCATCCTCTACGCCGCCATCCGCCCGATCGCCGACACGGTGGCGGGGCAGGCGGTCCGGGTTGCCACGGTGCGGAGGCCGGGCTCCAGGGCCGGCGGCAGATCCATCCGCTCCATCCGCCCTGTCGAGGGCATGACCACCGCGTTCTGGGGCGAGACGCACGACGGCCGGGAAGTGTTGCTGCCGAAGTCTCTCAAGGCGACGGCTCCCGACCTCGACATCCACGAGACGCACTTGGCTCTCGACCTGATCGAAGACCCCAATCCGGTGATGACGGACTGGCACCTCAAGTACCTGACGATCGTCAACCTGATCGTCACGGGGATCACCTACTGGTGGCACACCAAGTCCGCCACCCGCAGGGCAACGAATGGCCATGTCTTGTGGCCGCTGCCAACGTCGTGGGTTGTGCCGAACCACGAGAAGGGCCCGTTCTCTGGATGGAAGGTGTTTCCCGGCGGCGGGATCACGTCGGTTGACGCGGCTGCCGACGAAATAATCATGGTTCACCGTCCGGACCCGGCGAACCTGCTGGGGGCGAAATCGGCGGCCCAGGCCCAGGGGCGGGCCATTCGCACGGACGAGCAGATCCAGATGTGCCAGGAGGCACTGTTCTCCAACGGCGTGTTCCCACGCTGGGCGTTCCTTGTCGGCGACCCGGCGGACGAGGATGGCGAGGAGGACGGCATGCCGCTGCTGAAATCGGAGCAGCGGCTGCTGGTCGAGACGGCGATCGCCCAGAAGTGGGCCACGGCCGCAAGGGCCGGGTCGCCGCTTGTGCTGGACGCCCTGATCCGGGACGTGAAGAAGCTGTCGAACAGCGTCGAGGAGATGGACTTCCCCGACTCGGGGCAAATTACCTATGAGCGGATCACGCAGGGGATTGGCGCGAATCCCTACGTGATGGGCAAGGCCGAGCCGTCGAGCCGGGCGGCGTCGGCAGAATCTCGTCGCCATTTTGGGGAGTTCACCCTAAATCCCAACATGGATCTGATCAGCAAAGTGCTGACCAAGAAATTCGCTCCCCGGTTCGCGGGCCGCAACCAGAAGCTGGCGATGTGGATCGAGCCGTACACGCCGGACGACCGGGAAGAGCGGCGGAAGGACTGGGAGCTGGCGGCGAAGCATCAGAGCGTCAGCCGCAACGAGCTGCGGGCCGGGATGCTGGGGCTGGGGCCGATCATGGACGGGGAGACGATGGCGGCGCCCCCGACGCAGGTGCTTATGCCCGTCGAGCCGCAGAAGGACGCAAAAAAAAACGGCCGAAAGTCCCTGACGGCCTCGCCTGAGACATCGGCGTGGGCCAAGGCCCACAAGCATCACGAGCGGCAGCTACAGGCCGTGATGCTCGACTTCTTCTTGGCCCAGCGCGAGGACGTGCAGGAGCGGTTCCGCCGGCTGGCGGCGGCCGGCGGCGTCGAGGGGCTGTCGGGCGAGGCCGTGGCGGCCGAGGTGTTCGATCGGGTCGACTGGGACGAGCGGCTGATAGAGGCCGTCCGGCCGACGTGCGAGGCGATAATGGTAGACGGGGCCCTGCGGGAGCTTTCGCCGCGCCGATCGAAACAAATGATAGAGATGTCCGATCTTTCGCCGGAGGTCCAGGCGGCGATGCGGGCGGATCTCGAAACGATCCTGACGCAGAACTTCAGCCCGCATATCAACGCGACGACGCGGGGCAAGCTGGTCAAGACGATGAGCGAGGGGATCGCGGCCGGCGAGAGCGAATACGAGCTGATCGTCCGCATCGGGGACAGCCCGACGGTGCCGGGCGTGACGGACGGCGTGCTGGGCTCGACAACAACGGTGGTCCGGTCGGCGAACATCGCCCGTACGGAGACGACGGGCGTGTTGAATGGGGGGCATTTTCACCAACAGGACGAGCTGATTCGTCAGGGTCTCATCAAGGGTCGCCGGTGGTCCGCGACGGCCGACCAGTACACGCGGCCAGAGCACCTGGCCTTGCACGGCGTGGTAGCGCCGGGGCCGGATTCGCCGGACGGGCTGTTTCAGCTTGGTGGGCAGAGGGTGCCGTACCCTGGACACCACTCGTTGGAGCCGGGGCAACGATGCAACTGCATCTTGCCGGGGCAGCTAGTCCAAGGCCGATTTGTCGCCGGGACCAAAGCCTGGTATGAAGGGCCGGCCTGCGAAGTGATAACGCGAAGCGGCAGGCGGCTGTCCGTCACCCCACAACACACCGTACTTACCACGGAGGGATTCGTCCCCGCAGGCCAACTTGACAAGGGCGATCAGATCATTGGATACCAAGGACGGGTCGATAATCCGTTTGCCATGCCTATAAACGGCGATAATGAATATCACCGTCCAGCCGCCATCGAGCAAGTATTCGAGGCGTTGCGGTCCCGAGCAGAGATGTCCAGTCGTTGGTGCGTTGAACGTGTGGGCATTTTTTCGCTCGACTTCCACGGCGACGAGCGATTCTGCCACGGCGATGTCGAGGTTGTAAGGCCCGACGGGCCATTGCTGTTCAACGGCGAACCCGTTGGCTCGCAAGATATCAGCGAAGACGTTCTCGAAGGGGTAAACTTGGGATTGCCGTTTGTATTTAGTAACGGCGGCGTCGGCACGATGCCTGTAGCTACACAACACGCCAGGGGCGGGTTTGCTTTTGGCGGCGGTAGCGTGCCAGGCAGCTCCGCATTGGCGAACGACGGCAGCGCGGTCTGTCTTGAGTCGGCTCCATTTCAGGGTCTCTGCTTCGGATCGGCCTCTAATTTGGATGTTGCGTTCCCGGAGGCGACGAAGCAGGACGGGGCGGCTGTAGCCAGACTCGTCGCTGAGTTGCTTGAGCGATTTCCCGGCAATGTACTGTTGGATCAAGTCGTCGAGGTTCGGTATTACGAGTTTGCGGACCATGTGTATGACCTCCAGAGTGTGACCGGGCTCATTATAGCACAGGACATCGGCATAAGCAACTGCCGGTGCACCATTACAGCCGCGTTCTAGCCGGGTGGGGGCGAAATGGCCAGCGACAAGCACGAGGGCGTCCTGTGGCGGTATCGCCTGATCGACTGGTCCGACAACCAGTGGGAATATGTCGTCACGCCTACGTCGAGTCCGGTGGCGGTGGCCGAATACATTGCGGAATACTGCGACGGGCTGGAGGACGCTTGGGTGACGGCGATCGAGCTGGTGCAGCGCGATGCCGTTGTAGTCCAGACTAGGACACTACCTGTATAATGAGTAGCGTCCTGGTCTGAACCGCCTTAGGCAGGGAGCACGACGAATGAAACGATACCGCTTGCGGCAAGGCAAATTGAGGGAAGATCCGCACGGCGAATGGGTGAGGGCGAGCGACGCGGATGTCATCCGCGACAAACTGCGACGAGTACGCGACCAGATCAAATTCGCGGCCAATTCGCCGGGCGGGGTCGTGGCGGAGATAGATGACGTGCTGAGAAGTGTGTTGCGAGACGACGAGATGAGTAGCGAGACGTGCTCCGAAGTGTGTTGCGAGTCGCAAGAGCCCCCCCCGGATAGTAGGTAAGGGTCGGCTCAGCCGACCCTTCCCCCAGAAAGTGCTAGGCCCCGGTTCGGCATGCCGTTTGCGGTTTCACCGGCCGGAGGATTCGCCGATGTCCCATACAGACTCCCTGGCGGCCCGCATCGCCGCGAGACGGCTTGATCTCGGCATAAGCAAGCGGGAGGCGGCTCGGCTAGCGGGGATACCGCGGCCCTGCTGGGTACGCTACGAGGCCGGCGACCGGATCCCTACGCTCGTGGTGTTGGCCCGGATAGCCCGGGTGCTGGGGACTACGCCGGAGACGATGATCCACGGCTTGCACCCGTGGCTGCTCGACCGGCCCATGCGGACCCGGTGTACTAAATAGGTATACACCCGGGTGGCCGCATAACTCCTTATCCTACAACGGTTTACGTTGCTCCCCCCCCATGCAGGCGTACCAAGCAGGTATACACCCCCTGCGGCAACGTAACCCCTTGTCTCGCAACGGTTTACGCCAGTACCCCCGCTACGTAGGTGTACCAAACAGGTATACACTTAGGGCATGGAGAGGTTTCTGGGCGGGCGCGGCAGATAGGCGTAACCCCTTGTGTTACAACGACTTACGGGCTGGACTATACTTTTTTCTCCCCATGACGCTATTTGGTACGCTGATTGCACTATCCCCCTACCGAAATGAGAAAACAACAAGCCAACACGAACCTCGGGAGCAAGACGATGACCTGCACGACCGCCAAGAAGGCCCGCTCGCAACACCAGCCGACCGGCCGGTGGATTCGCGCGGACAAGCGGTTGGCTATCTACCTCCGTGACCGGTTCACGTGCGTCTATTGTCTCCGCGACCTCTCGGACGCGGACCCGAAGGACATCACGCTCGATCACGTGCGATGCAGGGCCGACGGCGGGTCGAACGACGCGGACAACCTGATCACGGCGTGCCGGGCGTGCAACTGTGCCCGGCAGGACAAGCCGCTGGCCCGATTTGCCGGGCCGGAGACAAGGGCCCACGTCCGCCGCAACTGCCGGCGGAGCCTGAGGCCCTACCGGGAGCTGGCCAAGGGGCTAATTGCCGGCGAGTGCGGATTCGAGGAGGCATTGGGGCATTCTCACTAAGAGAGGAGACGCGACCTCATCTATCGCGTCGGCTACCGCGAGCCATCACGTGGACGGGAGAATCGCTATGAGAACTGCATACTGCCCGAAGAGTCACGAGACCGCTACCGCGTCCATGTGTGCCAGTCTTGGGGGATCTGTCAGAGCTACGATGAGGAACACGGCCGCCGGGAGGTCATTGGCCGCGGCTCGTCGATCGTGGCGGCGTGCTACAATGCGCGAGAGCGTGCGGAGGCCGCCGGCATTGGCCGTGAGTATCTGATGCAGGCGCTGTCGCAGGCTGAGGACGCTGCCGAGGAGGCGATCGCCAACGCTTGACTTTTGCTCCCCCCTCCCCGGCGTGTTGCCGGGGAGGGGCCTTTTCTCTTACCCCAGGATCTGATTTCCCTTCGCCTTGTCCCTTTCCCAGGAGGGGAGTTATGCGTTACCGAATCATTCAAGCGCCGGACGGTCACTATCTGGTGGTCTCGGCTAGTCTGACAGTTGTTCCGATTGACGAGACTTACGCTACCCGTGAGGTGGCGCAGGGCGAAGCTGCTTGGTTCAACCGATGTTCCCAGAGTTTCGTCGATCCCCCGATGCTGCGTTGCGAAGATTGCGCGATGTACGCGAGTTGTCCTGCTGACCAAGCGGAACGCGAGCATCGCGGTTGCAATTTGCCGGCAGCAGAGAAGGCACCCGCATGAACCTTTCACCCCGCAAGCGTAACCGAGCGTCGCAACTCGGCGGGGTGCTGACTACCCTGCCCTCCCTGGTTGAAGTCGCTGCAACCAGGCATCGTCAGCGGCACCTACTTTAGTAGGCGTGGGCGTCCCGGTGCCCAGCGATAAGACAAATCCGGGCGGAGGGCAGAGTTGTTTTCCCAACCCTATAGGAGAGAACCGATGCAAACCATTACCCTCACCTAGGCGCGTGCCCAACGCGCCTTTGCCGCTGCTAGAGCTATCTCTGACGAGTGGCAAGCTGAATGCCTGGATGCGCCGGGAAACCATCCACGAAAAGTGGAGCATTCTCGCTAAGAGACGAGAGAGGAAAGCCACGTCTAAGGGAGCAAGACGATGAAAACGCGACCGACTTACTACGAACGGCGAATGGCCATCGAAGATTGCCGCGAGGCATGTCGCTACAATGTGCTCCGCACAGACGACGAGCAACGGAAAGTCAACGCGGCTGCCAAGAGGGCGTGCCGCATTCTTGGCATCGAGCATCCAGAAGATTGCCCACGGTAGCAGCGCGGATGCAATCGGGAGACGAGATAATGAAAATTGGCGAACGGCGATACCGAGCATGGTGGGTCGCTATCGACCGCCACCCGCCGGGAGCGACCGAATACGATCCTGACCTCTACGAGCACGAGAGTCGAGTATTTCCCAGCTTGACCGAAGCAGCTAACTTCGTGCGGCGCAGATGCCTC